CCAAGTTGTATCACTTGTCCCGTTGGGGGTACTAAATATCGCTTGGAATCCGCCCAACTTAGAACGTTTAACCCAAGCACTCAACGTCCACGTTTTTCTGTTCCCTGAACTTCCAGGAGTCCGGCTTAAATCCGCACTATCTGCTGAATTAAAGCGAAGGCTGCGAAAAACGTTATATCCTTCTGGGGGTGGGCCAGGCCATACGTCATCTTTGTTCAGTTTGAATTGCTGAGCACTATCCCATTCTCCGGTACGAGAAGTTGCACTCCATGCAGAAGGAGTTGCTCCACGGAAACCACCTAAAGGACGAGTGCCCATTACTTATACTGCAACAGTTTTTTTAATTATAAATTACTTAGGCTGGCTTCTCGGGCCAGGTGTTGTAATCACTTCCGGTCACGTAGATTTGCAAGCCGTAAGTATCTTCGGTTTCTTGAAGTTTGGTGCATTTTTCTGCAACAGCTTCACGCACCGCTTGGCGCCATGCCTTGATTGCAGGGTCTACAGAGGCGTTCTCATCGAGTGACTGAATTACCACCCAATCTGTATCAGCAAGCTTACTGTTGGCGGTGTTGTGCGTTGCTTGCGTCCATTCTTTTACAAGCTGCGAACGCTTTTTGGGAATGCAGTAATTGCCTCCATCTACACCCCAATAGAAACGTGTATCACAAACCGGCGGGTCAGGGCTTACTGTGATGCCCAGATGACGCAATTGATCGTGGGTAGCTTCCAGGAGCCATTTACCAGGGTATGTGATTTCGTTAATGGTGAATGACTCGGTTGGGTCAAGTACCTGCCCGTTTTTTACAAACATGTTTCTACCTTTTTTTCTATTTTAAATCGTGGGTTATTTACCTTGCACGTGCGTATTTAAACGGGTTTTCAGCGAAGGCTGCGTAGATGTAAGTGTTACTACTGGCGTTATAGTCGCCATAGTTAATTCGGAGTTTGAATCCGTTAGAGAGAATATCAAAAGGATCGTTTGTGCTTTCGGCGATGGTTAAGTTGGCCCAAAGTCTTTTTTCGGTTGGGTTATAGGGATCTCTGGATGTATCGCGGATTATCCAGCTCCATCCTCCAGCATTAGAGGAGTTTTTAATTAATAGCCACCTTGGTCTAAATCCTGTATAAATAAACACGCCATCCGTGCTGCCGTTACCGATGTAACTACCAAATGCAGAGTACCCAGCCACTGGGGCGAAGCAGTAGGCGATCATTGAGTCCCCAGATGCGTTCGGCGTGAATACTGAAGCTGTTGGTGCGGCTACAACAGCATCTGCTTTTACATCTGTTGTATTCAAGCGCAAATAATCATATGAACCGTCTATAACCGTTGTGCCCACAAGCCAGTCAGAAGTTGTATCACGTTTCTTTTCAATAATCAGTTTTGGTGCAACGCCAAGACCATGACCAACTGTGCCTGAAGGATTAGAATCGTAACTAACAATTGAGAATCCTGCACTTGCGTTTGCCCGAACAGTAGAAGCAATAGTTCCGTCGCTATTTGTGGAATTAGCTGACGCTGAATTCCAGGCCCAAGCAACGTAAGTGCTTGTGTTTAGATTGACATAATTACCACTATCTGTATTATCACCAAGGCTAAATCCGTCTGCATTAAACGAAGTTAATTGTTTGGTATATGTAACTTCTGCTGCTGTATTGTTTGTTGACAGTATTTTTGTGTTTCCTCTTACGGCATCCATTACTGCGTTAAAGTAACCAGATGTGCTGCTCCGGTTTTGGATCCACACTAAATCAGGTGAAAAATTTAATCCGGTAATATCTCTTGCACTTGCATTACCTGTATATAGTGCTATATCAAATTGAGTATTGCCTTTAACAATAGTAGGTTCTGGAAGGTTGGTGTCAACTAAAGCTTTAAACCCACTAGGCGCTGTGTATGCGAAGGGACGTTGACCAAAGTTGCAAGTAATTGTTACGCCTGTTGAATAATGATATGTGGCTGGAACCATTGGGTTTGTTAGACCAGTCGCACTAGGATTTGATCCTGTTGCCGGATTTCCAGACGCAAACCAAGTCCCATTTTTTCCAAACCAAATTCTGTTGTTATCAGCGTCAAATGCAACCATTAAAACGTCGCCAGAAGAAAGCGCGGTTCCGTAGGAACTAGAAGAGGCGTTTTGGCGCAATGTTGCGGCATCCATCCAACGCACTGTATCTGCTAATTCCCCTGGGACAGACGTGCTGGCAACACGCATAACACCAATGCCACCGTTATTGCCGCCTACATTGCCGCCTCCGGTAAAAGTGTATTCCGCATACCATTTACCAGACGAAAGAGCAAAAGTAGAAGTCCAGCCACTATCACTGTTTGTAACAGTTTTATTTGAAACAAGGTTTCCGTCAGTAGATGCAAGTGTTCCAGTTCCATAAGACTGAAGTGGATTTAATGTGCAGTAATTCCCCCTTACTTCTCCACCAACACCAGTATCAGTGCCATAAGAGGTAGGTGTATCTACCAGGGAATCATTACCGGCACCTGCTGTGACACTGAAATTATTAGGAGTCCAATCGTTACTACCAACACGGTCTTTACCAAGCGTGGTGGAAGTAGTTCCAGAGTTATCAGAGAAATCTAAATAGAAACCATTGGTACCATAAGTACCTATGTAATTAATAGGAGTCCACAAGCCAGTGGTTTGATCCGTTGCTCCAAACGAAGAAGGTGTTAATGCCTGGCCGTCAACAAAGTGTGTTTCTGCAAGGTAGCCATTTAAATGATAAAAAGCTGACGGAGAGTATCGTCCAATTGTATGCGCAGCTGCTTGATTTACACCTAAATCTGCATTTTGAGATGGATTTGTTCTTGTGCTAAATGCTGTAACTTGAGAGCCATTAACGTATAACCTTACTCTATTATCTGCAGTTGCTTGTGTTGTGTCTACTGTTAGTACTAAATGATACCAGGCATTAGTATCTTTAAATACTTGTGATGTGACTAACCAAGTTGACGTGTATCCAACAATAGTTAGTGTTTCTGTGGGTGAAAAGTATACAGAAAATGCCCCAGCATCGGTGCTAGCAGAATAAACGTCAAAAAGCATTTGTGATCCCACGCCAAGCTCAGATCTTTTTAACCATCCACTCCATGTCCAAGTTTTCCTATTGCCCGCACCACTTGGCGTCCTGCTTAAATACGCACTATCTGCTGAGTTAAATCTCAGACTTCTTGAGATTGTTACAGGTTCCGCTGGAGGAGTGGGCCACAGGTTATCTTTTTCTAAAGCAAACTGACTCCGCATGTTCCACATGCCGGAACGTACGGAGGAACTCCATGTAGTAGGAGTTGTGCCGAGATAACCACCTTCCCGCTTCTTACCCATCGGAGACTCTTTCTATATTTATTTAGTCTATCAATTAAGGCTGAATATCAAGCGCTGAAACGGTAAAAACAACACCAGAAGCAACCGAGGAACGTGCCCTTAATTTACTGCCGTAAGGAACGTTGGCTTTATTGACGATAAATTCCAGGGAGGAGTTGGCGGGTACCACAATGGTTTTACCCATTAAGAAACTCCCGGACTCAGTATCAACTGTACCCGTGGCAGTGCTAGTAGAGCCGGTCAGCGTGGTGTAAAGGCTTACGTTTACATCACCGGTGCTGGTGTTAGAAGCAAGCGCCGACAGCACAATGGAAACACCACTGGAGTTCGTTAAGGCACCGTCTTGGCCACTGGTGGGGTTATAAACATCAGCGATACCAGTGGTTGTTAACTGGGTACCTTTGAACTTAAAATACTCGGCCATTGCTAAGACTCTTTTCTACTGATTATAAGATCAAGAAATTAACCAGCAAGGGCAATTACAAGCCCTAGGCTAACTCCTCCAGCGGTTGCTGCAGTTGTTTGCGTGGTGCCATCAGGGAACTTAAAGCCACCTGAGGTTGACTGAACAATACCTGACGTAACCACACCAGAGGCAAAGTTACCGCTGTTAAACAGGCTTAAGTTACCCCTGGTTGTAGCACCAGAGATTTGAGTAGTGAATACACCGGAAACAAAGTTGGCAGTCGTACCAGTTGTCGTTGTTCCCGTAAGAGTTGTGAAGTTCCCACCAAGGGCAGAAATATTAGTGAAGTTACCAGTATTACCAGTGACGGTGGCACCGGAAATTTGAGTGGTAAATACTCCGGAAACAAAATTGGCAGTCGTACCGGTAACAGTAGTACCAGTAAGCGTTGTAAAGCTGCCTCCAATGCCTGCAACATTGGTGAAGTTACCAGTATTACCAGTTACTGTTGCGCCACTTACTTGGGAGGTAAATACGCCTGATGCTCCGGAAATCTGAGTAAAGCCATTTTGAACGGCTTGTGTAAAATCAAAAGTAGTATCACCGCTACCCGGATCGTAAATAAGGGTATTAACTTTTAAAGTGCCGTATGCCATTGCGGTCTTTTCTTTTTATTTTAATTCAAGATTCTCCAGACACTTCCGGAGGGTATTGTAACCGTAAAGCCGGATGCCACAGATGCTGTTTCAATAGAAGCAGCGTTGTAACCACTGGTAATAGTATAGTTCTGGTCAATGATTAATTTACTTTCTAATACTGGTTTATCAATAACAATTCCACTACTGGTGCTGATAGCCCAAACTGTGCTTCCATTGCCAAGAGTTGTCAGTACGTAGCCTGAAAGCCCAACACTGTTTGGGAAAGAAAATTGACCAAAAGGTCGAACATCCCCTGCACCAGAAACAAACGTTGTTCCACCAGCAATAAAAGTAGAGCCAGAAACACGGCTGAACTGACCAGATGTAACAGTTAAGGTGTCACCAGTAATTAAGGCGCCGGAAAGTTGGGAGGTAAATACTCCGCTGATCCCAGTAATTTGAGTGAATTGGCCATTAATTCCGGTGATCGTAGTCCCCTGGATCGTATTACCGGTAATAGTTGTGCCTGAGATTTGGCTTGTGAATACACCACTAATTCCAGTAATAGTTGTGTATTGACCGGTGTCTCCGGTAATTACGGCACCAGATAATTGACTCGTGAAAACACCAGAGCTGAAGTTGGCGTTTGTACCGGTAACGGTTGCGCCTGTGACGGTGGTGAATCCAGCGGTATTACCCGTTAATGTTCCAAATTGACCTGCATTTCCGGTAATTGTGGTACCAGAAATTTGTCCGGTGAAGACTCCACTAATGCCTGTGATTTGCGTAAATTGACCATTGATTCCAGTGAATGTGGTTCCCTGGATCGTATTGCCGGTAATCGTTGCACCGGAAATCTGGTTTGTGAATACACCGCTGGCAAAGTTAGCGTTGGTACCAGTGACAGTTGCACCGGTGACTGTTGTGAATCCAGCAGTATTACCAGTAAGAGTATTAAATTGCCCTGCATCGCCTGTGATTACAGCTCCGGAAATATTAGTGGTTCCAACTAAGTAAGTTCCAGTAATATTTGTGGCTTGGATGTTTGTACCGGTAATTGTGGTACCACTTAAAGTTCCAGTGACATTGACACCAGAACTAAAAAATCCAGATCCTTGAACAACTAAATCACCGGTAACAGTTAGTGTTCCGGAAACCGTTTGTGAATACGCAGTTAAATTTTGAAATGTACCGGAGGTGAAATGAGCAATATTACCGGTAACCGTTGCACCAGAAATTTGAGTGGTGAAAACACCCGAAGAAAAGTTTGCAGTAGTACCAGTGATTGTGGCGCCGGTCAGCGTAGTGAAACCACCGCCTATTCCGGTAATACTTGTGAATTGACCGTTGGTACCGGTAATTGTTGTTCCGGTAATAGTCGTAAAGCCCGCTGTATTACCAGTCAGTGTGGTGAATTGGCCAAGATTACCGGTGACCGTGGCACCAGACAAAGTATTTGTAAAGGTTCCGCTACTGAAGTTAGCGTTAGTGCCGGTGACTGTGGCCCCTGTAAGCGTTGTAAACCCACCGCCAATACCAGTGATGGACGTAAACTGACCCGTTGTACCAGTAATGGTTACACCAGAAATACTGCCAGAGTTTACTGTTAAGCCTGAGGCAATTGTTGCTGTTTGACCAACGGTGAGTGTTCCGCTAGTAAGAATATTGCCAGTGACGGTAATGTTTTGTTTGACAACACCGGTTTCAAACGTTGCCGTAATAGCATTTAATGTTGTGAAATTTCCAGTATTTCCAGTGATTGTGGCGCCGGAGATCTGTGAGTTAAAAACTCCGCTATTACCTGTAAGAGTTGTAAAATTAGCAGTGTTTCCGGTAATCGAAGCACCGGAAATTTGACTTGTGAAAACACCTGATCCGCCAGTGATTGTGGTGAATTGTGCGTTAGTGCCAGTAACTGTTACGCCACTGACTGTTCCACTGATATTGACACCAGAACTAAAGAAGCCAGAGCCCAGTACACGCAGATTTCCGGTAACCGCAAGGTCTCCGCTAATGTTCTGAGAAGCAACGTTTAACGTTTGGAACGTACCACTGGTGGCATTGATGTTATTGCCAGTGATTGTTGCGCCAGAAATCTGAGTGGTGAATACGCCACTGCTTGCATTGACCGTCGTACCTGTAATGGTTACGCCGCTGACGGTATTAGCAGTAACAATGTTTGAAAAATTACCGGTCAGTGTATTGACCGTCGTACCGGTAATTGTTGTACCAGAGAGCTGTGATGTGAATACACCACTGCTAGCGTTAACAACATTTCCGGTAACGGTAGTGAATTGACCGGAGGTACCAGCAACAAGATTTCCTTGGATCGTATTACCGGTAATTGTGTTGCCGGTCAGCGTTCCCGTAATACTCGCGCCGTTTTGTACGACTAAGCTGGCGAGGGTTGTGGTCCCAGTGACCGTAATGCTATTTAGTGTTGTGCTTCCAGAGACAGTAATGTTGTTGGCAAAAATTACCGCACCGCTAACGGTACCGCCTGTAAGAGGTAAATAATAAAGATCTAAATATGCACGAACGCCGGAAACAGTTAGTTTTTTATTTTTAATTGTGGGGTCGACTTCTGCGACCTGTACAACGGTAAATAGGTCACCGTCCGCCAGATTGATCCCGGCGATTTCCTGTAGATCAGAGATCCTACGGTTTGCCACCTATTAAATCACATAGTCTCGTTATATGAATTATACTTTCACCAACTCCGTTATTTGAGCTTGATTTCAATGCGCGGAAGCGTGTTCATCAAAAAGGTTCCGGCCATTTGAACACCAAAGACAACCCCACAGGAAACGACCAGTACAAGCAAAAGCTCTGCCACCGTCAAATTTCGACGCACATAAACGACTTGTTGCTGCGGCGGAACAAATGAAGGCACCGGAGGTTGCGATGCAAAAGCTTGTTGAATAGCTAACTCACGCGCTTTGGCCTTCATTTCTTCCAGCTGTTCAGGCGTGATGTTTCCAGGGATACTCACCGATCCTTGAACAGAAGCAAAAGGAGGAAGCTGGCTGTTGGGGATTTGTTCAGACATTGGAAAGGCAAAATCTTTTCCCACACACTAGCATTTAAACAAATCTTGTGGTGTTATGACCTACGGCATCAGGAAAGGACTTGAAGACATTGCGTTTGAGCTGAAAGGAATCAGGGCTGCTCTCAGCGCAATGTGGAGAGTTCGCTACGAATATGACGAAACGGACGTATTGCATCCAGAGGTTTACGCAGATGAGTTTATCTCAACAGAAGAGTGCGCTCGTAGGCTTGGCGTCTCAGATCAAACGATTCGCAACTGGATTTCCATTGGGAGAAAAGATAAGAAAAACGGCTGGAAAGAAGGTTTGCATTACGTCAACATCTCCCCAGATGGCCACAAGAAAGCAGTCATTCGAATTCCCTGGAACGAACTGGTGCGTTCAGTAGTTAAGAACCGTAAAACTACCTTCCAAGATTTTACGGAAGGCTCTCGGCCTATTTACCAGAAAGCTGCAGCGAAGAAAGATGTTGATAACAAGATTTGACAATTTTTCAATAGATGCGGTCACTGTTGAGAACTGTTCTCAATTACTGCCCAACTCTTTGTATCTGCAGTTGGTGGATTTTCTTCCGCCCAGCGGCTCATTTGACGATGGCTGCCTCCAAAGATATTTGGAAAACCTTAAAAAGTACGAAGAAGAAGACGCCAATTCCGGAATGACTTTGGCAAATAGATTGCGGCTGGCATTCAAAGATATGCAACCTGACACAATCTGTGGTAAGTTTCCCCAAGCAGAACTGCCGCTTAAAAGACGGTTGCGCTGTGTAGCAGAGTATCTCATCCGTTCTGGTGAGTTTGATAAGCTGCGCGATGACAATGGCAAGCTAATGAAAAAACGTGGAGTTTTAGGAAAGCTTGTCGTTATTTACAAACCGCTCCCGAAACTTTTAGAATCGCTTCAAAAGCAAGAGTTGATTAAAAATGAATCGAAGGGAAAAGCTGCTTCTTCAACTGTTGGGCAAGGATCTAGAGGATGAAACTAAAGCAAAAATGCTGGAAACCACAGTTGCTCTTATCTTGGGCGACATGGGTAGCATGTATACAAAATTCTGGGAAGCCGAAGGACCGGGAATCTTGTGCTTCCAGCCAGCAAATAAAGAAAGGCAGGTTTTTTTCCTGACACTTAAAGAGTTGCACTCGGCACAAGAACAGTGCGAACGAGAGAATGATGGAGATATGGCAGAAACTTTTCGACGCATTCTTCAGGCTGCCCAAAAAATTAACCCACAAGAAAAAGCTGGTTACATCATTAATGATGAAGAGGGCATTCGCTATTTGGAAATAGACTATAACGTCGTTGCAGGTGACTGATGGGCGGTAAATTTCGTCAAAAAGTTGAAGATCTTGAGCTTATTACAAGCTTCGATTTAATTGGGGCTGCTCATGAACTACTGGGCAATATTGACTTAGATCCAGCCAGTTCAAAAGTTGCCAACTCCTATGTGCAAGCTGACAATTTTTTTACGCCTCAAGACGACGGGTTGAATAGCCAGCTTTGGTTTGGCAAAGTTTATTTGTTTCCTCCAAGTGGATCTTACTTTTGGGAAGAAAAGAATCAAAGATGGAAAATGACACGAGCAAGTTCAGTGTCTTTGATCTCGGGGCATGCCTTGTGGTTTAGAAAACTTTACAAAGCCTGGATGAATGGAGAAGTTGAGCAAGGTCTTTATTTTAGTAACTGTCCAGACATGGTCAGATACGATCAAACAATCTTTGATTTCCCCATGTGTTTTCTCAGGACTGCTCCTGTTTTGATAAAAAACACCAGTGAAGGTATTGGGAGACATCGAACGTCTACCAGTTTTCTAGTTTATTTGCAACCGAAAGATCGCTCAGGTGAGGCAACTCAGAAATTCATTGACATTTATTCAGATAGGGGACGAGTACTCGCTTGAGTTCGGTATACTGAAAAACGAATTGAAGGTCTTATGAGCGTTCTTGCAGATTGGGAAATTAAATACCTGGCCGAAAAAGAGGGGATGATTAGTCCGTTCCAGGATCATCTCGTCAGCGAAGAAAACGGACAACGCATTTTGAGCTATGGGCTTAGCTCTTATGGCTACGACATTCGCCTGTCAACAAAGCAGTGTTTAATTTTCGGTCGTACCCAGTCTGGCGATTGCGATCCTAAAGAATTTAATAAAGATATTCTTCATCCAGCCGAGTTACTGGAAGATGAAAAAGGTCAGTATTTCTTGTTGCCTCCTTTTGGTTACTGCCTAGGGGTTGCAGAAGAACATCTCAAACTTCCCAGGGACATAACTGTCGTCGCAGTTGGTAAATCAACCTATGCACGTTCTGGAATTTTGGTAAACATTACTCCAGCAGAAGCAGGATGGAAGGGTCATCTTACTTTGGAAATCAGTAATTGCACTGGACTTTTTAATCGCATCTATGCCAACGAAGGTATTACGCAACTGCTATTCCATCGTGGTAGTTCGTGTGAAACCAGTTACCAAGATCGAAAAGGCAAGTACCAAAACCAAACTCACAAAGTTGTGCTCGCCAAGGTATGAACCCAACTACATGCTTAGATATTCTTGAGATTCTTTACGACGACGTTATCTGTTTAGAAGACGATACCCTGGCAACAAAACTTGCTAGGTTTCGATCTGAAGAAGTGCAATGGGTTTTAAATATGATTAAACCCAGGCTTGAAGAATTAAGAGATAGTTTAGAACTAGAAGAAATGAATCAACTTACGTTCGATTAATAATTGTAGGGACGGCCAAAGCTTGGTTGGGGTTTATTGGCATAGTTAGTGCTGCCCGCAGTGCCAATTGTATCTCCCATACTTGGCAACGTTGTTCCGTCGATCACGGCTTCGCTGCGCGGTGTTTTGCCACGAATCATCGGCTCGTCAATCCCAGCCTTTTGACGAAACTTGCCCGCACTTTTTGCGGCACGGAAATATTTAGCAACCCGATCTTGCTGGCGGGCATTTTCAGTATCTGCCCTGGAAGCAGTAAGTTTTTCTTCTGTATCTAAACGGCGTAAATCCGTGTCATACGCTTGTTCCGGATTGAGGTCCGAAAGTTCTGCTCCAGACGTTCCAGAGTCTTTCTGGGGATCGTAAGTAGGATCGAAGAAGTTAAGCATGATAGTATTTTAAAAGAGGTAATTCCGGCTTATAAGATGATGCACGGAGACGCAACAGGTTTCTTAGATAGCTTCGTAAAAGACGAAGTGTTGTGTCGTTGTTTGTCTGAAGAAGATTTTGGACAACCTCTCGCTACGGCAAAAAGTGATGTACCATTACAGGACATGTACAACCGTGGTTTAGTCGCATGTCAGGACGGAAGGGAGAGGACAAATTTGTCGATCGAGGGGGGACGGCCCGGAATGACGGGTTACATTCCGTCGATGGAGCAGGGACTTCAGATGGGAGCAGCACCCAAGCCCAAAGCATTGGTGATGGAGCTGGAAGAGCCGACCGAGGAGATGCGCGAGATGTCACGAAAGCGCCGTGGTTTAACCCGGTAGATTCTTACAGTACGTCTGTAAATACTGTTCTTCCAGGATTGTTGTCTAATGATTGCGTGGATGGTGTGTGCCCAGTTCCCTGGGCCGTAGTTCCAACGCGACCGGAAATTAAAGAAGATGTAGTCAATCATCCCAGTCACTACACCGATGGTGGGATCGAATGTATTGAAGCAATTGAAGCTCAATTAACTCTTGAAGAGTATCGCGGTTACCTCAAGGGCAACATTGCAAAATATGTATGGCGTGAGCGTCACAAAGGAGGAAGTGAGTCCCTCAAGAAAGCCCAGTGGTACTTAACACGTCTTGTTGAGCTAGGCGACGTTCAGAAGGGCTGAAGCTCGTCTTCATCATCGTCATCGTCATAGACCATACAGGCCTGGGCTAGTTCAGCTAGTTCCAGGTCCGTTGGAATATCAAAATCAAGTTCAATGTGTTCTCCGGCCATTATTTCTTTTACCGCTTGCCACTCCATTAACCGCTGGTAGTAAAGGTTCAGGAGTGCGCTATGGAGTTGATCCCATGTCATTTCTTGCGCAGCAAGCTCAGCCTTACGCATGGAAAATTGAAGCTCTAATGGAAGTTCAAATTCGCGTGGTTCGACTGACCTCTCCATTGCGTTCTTCATGATTCTTTTGAAAGTATTCTAAGACTAGCTTGCAAATATAGCGTCAAGGTCTTCTTCGGTGAATGGGTGCCAGGGGTTTTGCTTAATGTTGAATTCATTTGCAAATTCCGCCAGGAGATAGGGGTTGGTTACTTCTTCTAGTTTGCGGATTGCACGGACCTGGTGAGGTGCGGCACTGTAGTTTCGGAATGCAGTAAGAAGAATTTCAGTAGACGCCCAGGGACTGGCATTTACTTCTCGCAAGAACAAATCAACTTCTTCTCTCCGTCGTTCCAGCAAGCCACCAATGACTTTGTGTTCTTGGTCAAAGATCCAATGACTGATCTCATCTGTGGCAGCACCCCAGTCTTCTTGGTCGATGAAGTCGACGATGGCGCTGTAAAGAAAGGGTTCCCATCCAACAGAATGAACAAAAGAAATCAAAGCCTGTCGCATGGAGTCGTCCATATGGACATTTAACTCTTTCAACTGTTTATCAATTAGTTTGATTTCGTGAAACAGATATTCCAGGGCTTTTTCTTTGGTGCAGCAATGGCCTTGGCGCACAGCAGAACCATCGGGATAAAATTGAGTTCCATAACCAAATGTGTATGGGTCTTTGCCGGTTTGTTGATCCGGGTACGCTTTTTCGTTAAAACCTTCGTATTTACGAATAATTTTTATGGCGTCGCCAAAGTAGCTACCCATGGATTTAGATCAATTAAATCCATGATACACAAATAATAATTAAGTGTTAGCCCTTTCCCTGGCCACGGGATTTTTTACGTCCGTGATTTGGCTTGGAATGTTGACCGTCACCTTGTTTGGTGCGCTTTGGCTTCGATTCTTTTTTTAAAGAAGTAGTTTTTGCTTTTCCCATTTAAGTCACCATTTAACTTTATCTGCCCAGTAAGCAGCCGACATCCTGCCTTTTGCAATGTTTTTTGCATGACGTGCTTTAAAGCTGGCACGTTTTTGTTTCATGCGTTCAGATTCACCAGCTTTGGGTTTACCAGCGGTCTCTGCTCCTTGCTCACCAAACCTAATGATTTTTTCCTTCCCTCCTTCACACGCTTTGACAATGTGACTTTTCTTAGGATGCCCTGAAGTTTTTTGAGGTTTATTGCATGCCATTTCACTCTTCTTATACCGATGAGCGGCACTAGCTGCTTTTTTCGCCTTCTCAGACATTTAAACCTTTAAACAACGAAGTAAATTCACCCAGGATTTGAGATCCGGTTTTGGATTTGTAATCCGAATCATCATCTTCTAATCCTAACTTAAAGTAATTATCCACAGTACCTGCTTTTTCTTCTTTATCAAAAGTATCTTTATCTTCCCCAAAGAAACTTTCAATCGTACCGAGGGATGCAAAGGGATCACTTAAATCAAGCCCAGAAGTTTTCAGTGCGGTATCTCTTCCAGACTTAGTAAGCAATACCTGTTCGCCACGATCTAAGTCTGGGAAAAAGTTTGTGTAAAACTCATCTTCAGTTCCTTGATACCCAGAAGATTGAAATACTCTATAAAGTTCGGTCTGGGGTTTGGCCATTTCATCTTTATAATCTTCTGGCCTTTCAATGTAAGTAACACCAAGCACTTCTTGAGTAGGGCGTTGGCGTTTCTCATTTAAGTATTTAATTTCTTCTCGAATTTGTTGAGCAGAACCAGTGCGCAACGTTTCGATTACATACTGCTTTAACTCTTCAATATCTCCTTTAAATTCAGATAAACCATAACGTTCTAAAATCTCTTGCCAAGTATTTTTATCAGTAGGATCCAAGCCACGCAGCATCTCATCCGCAAATTCTTCTGGGGTTAAAAACTGCCCAAAAACCGACCCTTGCTTTAACGCTTCCTCTTTTAATGCCGGTAGTATTTGACTGTAAATATAATCGCTGACTTTGCTTGCATTAAGAATGTCATCAGCTGGGTCATAACCACGTCCTTGTCCTTTTACCTGGAAGTGAACACGAGCAAATTGATCTTTATCGTTAACATCAATGCCAAAACGATAAGCTTGCTGAGCCCAGTACGGATCACCGTTCTTTGCTGCTTCCCAATCAGCTTCCACGGTTGACTTTTGAGTAGCGTAATCAGCTTCTCTTGCTTTGTTTCCAGTGGGATTAAAGTAAAAATCAGCATCAAAATATCGACCAGGCGTGGACTTTAGCTGGTCAATATATTGTTTTGACCTAATATCTGCCACTAATTTGGCAGCATTCATAATGTCTTGCGTCTGAAAAGGATTTTGTTCTTCTTGTCGAATATCAAGATACTCAACAAATTCATCCATGGAACGAGATGTGTCAAAACGAGGAATCAAATACTTATCAATAAACTCTCTTGCAAATTCGGCTTCTACTTTGATTTGTTGTTGTGCTTCTCCATCGGACAAGCCAAGCTCAATAGCTTCGTCATACTTAGTTTTTAACTCATTATCAAACCATTGTTGCCAGTTGTAAGAAACATTGTTACGTACACCGCTAATTCCCTGGAGCTGTTTAAGCAAGGATTCTTCTGCTTTTCCTGCCGAAGTAAAGGAAAGCAGACCACCAACTCCTGAATCCCCCAGGATTGAATTAGATAGTTCTTTATTGATGTCGTAGATTTCAGAAAAACCACCAAAGCCCTGGAAGATTGCCAACTCTTGTTCTCTTGCTTTGGCTTTCTTCATTTCGCTAATGGTATCTTTTAAAACATTCTGTGCCAGGGCACCAAACTTTTTGACATCAACTTGGGCTTTTTCTCCTACTGCTTCGTTGATGGCGTCTTCTAATTCTGTAATTCCATAACCAGCATTAGCGTTGTAATTTAAACGAATTTGTTGATCCTCTGGACGATCAGACAAACGGAATAACGCTGCAAAATCATCAGCTTTTGTTACATCTAAATAATTCTTTTTCGCCAGAGAATCCCAGTACGGATCATCGCGCTTAGCTTTTTCCCACTCAGCGGCAACTTCCGGAATGTTTAACAAACGTTGCGTTTGTGTATCTGTGTCAATACCTAACTGCAGGGTACGTGCCGCTTGAAGGTCTGCATCCGTGGGGGTTTCTTCAATGTATTTGTTAGCTGCTGTCGTTATTTCAGCAGCGTTACCGCGCCTTCCTGCTGCTTTACCTGTGTTTGTGTAATGTTGTAGGTAATATCCATTTTCGCCATACCTCTGGGTAATATCAATATCGTCATTGGCGACTGCAGCTTGCCAGGATTGGGAAACTTCGGGATTTTGGTTTTTGTAGTACGAAGGATCAAACTCACCATATGGCGGTTTAGCCCCAAGAGATGCATCCCATACTTGTAATTTTTCAGTCGAGTAAAAAGACTTGTAATAGTCTTCCAGGGTTTTCTTTAGTCTTGAGTCAATGTTCTGTATGTTACGAATTGTTTCCCGACGGTTAACATAATCACCGCCCTGCGTGTTGTTTGCCGTTCCAACCGTTGTATCATATGCAGAGTTTTTTGCTGCATTTGCCTGGTTGGTACTGGTATTTGTAGCATTTAACTGCGAATTAGATTGATTGGTCGCTGCATTGATCTTATTTGCATTGCGATTTTGCTCGTTTAATTGAATATTGGTGTTGTTATATCGACTTCTTGTTTCGTAATCTGTGTAAGATTCTTGTTCCCAGTAACCTTGCTGAATTGGAACACTTTCAGTCCTTGTTACAGGAACCGCTGTCATTTGGGAACGACCCTGTGAATCGTATGTAGTTCTATATTCGTAAGTCGTGTATGTCCGCGTTTCCCAAACTGTTCGATATTTATAAACAGACCTGTATTTTGTTACCGGAACTCGATAGTAGTCAATCTCCGGGTAATCTGTTTTTAAATTCGTAGGAAAGTTAGTCGGATAATCAGTTTTATAATCTGTTTTTTCGTAACTTAAGTTCCATTTACGAGCAGCTGGATCATACGAAAGTCCCATGTCACACCGCCAAGGTCAAGCTGCTGTCGTAATGTAAAAAAATGTCGATTACATCTTGCGACATCCAAGCTTTAATTCTATCCAGCCTAGCTTCGCTAAAGAATTCTTGATTTTGATACCACTGTTCCATGGGTGTACTGGACTTGGACGCATTGCAACGTCGACAGCATGGAATTAAATTATATCGATTGCTGGAACCAGAACGAAAACGGGGTATGATGTGATCCAAGCTTGTTGCATCTGCATCACAATATCCACACTTATGTTCCCAGTCTTTGTAAATCTCCTCTCTAAAACGTTTTTTAGCAAGTTTGGGGGTTATCTCAACGAGTAAAGCAAGTGGTTCATGCTCGCTCGCAAACATACTTTTCAGTAGTCGTTACCTTATTCTAAGTTTGATCATCCGTATAGAACTGTTACAAAACCATTAAAGCTTTCTTAAAAACCATGTCGTTTTTTTCATAATCGGTAAGGTGTTTTTGTACGCGTTTCTTTGCGCCATGACCAAAGTCCGAGGTTGGGTTCCTGTCAGCAGAGCTGTTGAGCTGCTCGGTATTGACCGCAAGACTCTCTTTAAGCTCCGCGACAACGGCACCTTGAAACTGGGGCCGCACTTCGCAGCTTTTCCTGAGACCCGTTCCCGTGATAGCTATCGGTGGAATACCGAAAACATCAGGAAGCATCTGCGGAAACAAGCTCCGGAATTGCTGACTGTTTCAAATTAATTTGCTTATAGAATTTTTTGCGAAATTGATAACTAAGAACCAGATCAGTAATGTTGTACGACACCTGACCTGACGCAATAGTTTTATAGATCAAAAAGCAAAGTTCTTCCCAACAGCTTTCCACATTGGAAGGCTGTTTTTCTTTAAGTTGAAATAAAAGAACCCATTGTGGATGCAATGGGCGAAGAGGTCTTTTTTTATTTTTAATTGATATTGTGTTATCAACATTCCAACGGAAACCTTTTAGTTCTTCTGGCTTAACACCAAAGGTTGCCATCATGCCATAAAACCAACTTATCTTTCGACCGTTGCGGAATGAAAGACTATGGAAAAAATCATCCACTATCCGCTGGTCAAGCGGCGGAGGCTGAAAAGGAATCATGGCGTGTACTGCGGCGGTAGAACCCAACCGTATGCATGGTACCTAACAGAGCGTCAGCTCTAAAGCAATTCTTAATGAGTCCCGTGGGACTTAGTATAAGTATACATTATGCATTAAGCAATATTACTTAGTCAGGTCCTATGCCACTTGCATATGCAGCCCAGGCTAAACCAATTGCACTCATGGTAGACGTTTCACCAGATACGTAAGGAAGGTGTACAACATCACCCACATGATAAACAGTGGGAACACCGCTGTAAGATACTTTACTATTGCCATAAATACGGCCATCTAATTGGTCAGAAGAATAAATAAAATTAGTGTCAACAACGTCACCAAAAATTGGTCCGCTCATAATCCTGGTCTTTGATTAAGTGCCGGAGTATAGAAATCTCCATTTTTATCAATCATTTTAAAACCTGCCATGCGCACAAATGTCGATGGTACGTTAAATAATTTTTGCATCATCGGCATCATCATTGGTGCTTGGCAATTGTAAGGAGGCACATCCATTCTTGCCAGCGACATTCTTTGTAAATCAGCTGCCCTTGCTTCTGTTTGGTCTTTTTCTGTATCTTCTACCAGCTTTTGTTCCCATGCTGTCATGCTCTCAATGCCAACAGGAAAATCAGAAGGCTCGGGAGGAAACACACCTTCTTCATACTTCATGGCATAAATATGTTTGCAATAGCGAATTTCATCAAGCAACGGAGTCCATGTATCTGTAATCGCAGTAATTACATTTCCTGTAGCAGCATAATCATTGTAAGTAGGCATGCCTTCCGACCTTGATCCAGGTAATGAAGGATTGCTGGTGCTTCTTAAATACATTGAACCAAAATCTCGAAAAACGCCTGGATTATCTCTATTTGCACCAGGGACTGTAGATGAGCTTGGCGTAACAGTTGGAGGAACATTAAATTGAGGTGCCGGAGAAATAATTTTCATTTCCCTATTTTCTTGCGCAGAAGTCATCGCAGAGTTATCCACTACTCCACGCTTAGTCATGATTTCATATCGACCGGGCTTTAATACTGCAATATTCGTACGGGGAAATGCACGTTTATTCGTATCGCTTAACGTTTTCATATATTGATAATCACGCCGAGTAAAGTCTTGACAAGAACAACAGTACCTTGTTCCGGTCATCAAAAACCTACCAACATTCGGTGGTCTGCTTGCAGGAGTAATTAGTTGCCGATCAGGTGTTGCTTCAACCGAACCTTCTTTGCGTAATTTAAGAATGCCTGTAAATGGATCCGTATCAACTAAAACAGCTTGTACATAACCATATCTTTTTTGTGTTGTAGGATCAATCGTGTCCCTGGTTATAGGAACACCATTTGCAGTAATAATACGATCTTCTAAAATTTCGCCATTAATTGCTTTTAGTCCACCAGGTACTCCTGGGATCGCAACATAAAGGGGAGGTGGAAGCGGATTTGTAGTGCTCCAGGATCCTGCTAATTGTATATACCAATATGTATCATCTTCTGTGATTGAAGCAATAGAAGTCTTAACTCCTGTGCTGTCTTCAACGTTATCAAAACGCAAGCTGCCAGCAACTCGGATACCAGCCCAATGCATTCCAAATTCTTTGTTCTTAGTGGGAAAGCCTTTAAAAATACCTGGAATTAAAGGCGGATTCCCTGTATTGGACGGCGTTCCAGAAGGTACTGGAATTGTGTATTGAAATGGATATTCGTAAGAATTGTCATAAAAACAAGCCGTGGCAATTTCATAGCCACGCCTCCAGCGAGTCCAAGCAGATTCTCTATTTACAGCATATAAAGAATCTGGAACAGAACCTTTGGAGAATTCTGTTGTAATTGGTTTTACCGGTCTAGGGTCAAACGTTTTTACTTTTCCAAAGGTTCCGAAAGAGCTTCCACTCTTTTTTGCCATGACTTAGAAGAATCCGCCTTGAGCACTAATGTGAGCACCTGGAGTATAACCAGAGATATTGGGACCGTCAGGGAAAACGCCAACGTAAATACGGTCGCCGCGTTCTAAATAAACACCTTTATTCCGAAGAGGAGAACCGTTACCAAGTCCAGTAGTGTTACCAGCGGAAACCACAGGAACGGCAAGTTCAGGCATTACATCAGTACAGTCAACACGCTGTGTATTGGCTGGGACTTGTTTAATAAATAAAACTTTGTAATCACCTGACGCGGGAATCGGGGTCGTTGTACCACGGGTGTGGTAGAACACAAAAGTTACTTCTGGTTGATAACCATAGTTAACACCGTTGTAATTAAACCCGGAAGAAGTACCACCTGAATAAAGAAGATTGGTATTAACACCTGTAAGTGTTGTAGCTCCGGTATAAGTGTAATAACCAAAACCATTTGAGGCGGCACTAGTTAAGACGCCAGTTTCAAAAACAAGAACAACTTGCCCACTTACCAACGAGACAACAGCGCCTGAGGTAGCAGCACTTACAACGTAATCAGCATCGCGGTAATAATCGTTTCTAACAATTTCAATTGAGTCAACAACACCGCCATTATTGTTGTCTTCGCTAAGGGCAGCATCCATGTCCACCAAAATAGATGGAGCTTGGCCGCCTTGAACAAACACAGTATTTGAAGAAGCGCTGCCAACGGTTTGAGTCGTGACACGCACCGAATCAAACAGCGGCCTATCAATAAAAAGGGGTTGCTTGTTCGTGCTAGTACTTGACATTCACTTTCTCCTGCTTAGCTTTTGCGCAGCACCGCTTAGGGTTATAGCTTTTATTTTAGTAGACAATACTTCTATTTGCTTCAGGTCATGAAATCTTGAAAGCTGCCAAAAGGAGTCTCTGGCAAAGGCATGGAAAGCCTGGCCATGATCTCTGGATCATTTTGCATTGCTAAAAATCTTTGAAAATATTGACCTTCGTCAGTACCTGGTTGAAATTTAAATTTCTTTTTTGCCATGTATGCTGTTTTTAATTGAGGATACGCACCGTAATCCTCTAAACCAGCAGAATAAACTTCCCCTGGAAGATAAGAAGAATCTACATAATCAGAAAATTTGGCCATTACGCTTCTTCTCCCACGAAAAATTTTAAGAAATCTTGAGGTGTTGGTAAGTTCATCCCTGTGTCCAAAGATAATAAATTACCAACTGCTGGTGCACTCATCAACGAACTCCGTTGTTGACGAAGAAAAGGAATCGCGCCCATAACTTTTTGGAGTAAGCCGGAACCTAATAAATCACCACGTTGAACTTGTTGCGCGGTAACTGATGGTTGTGCCTCCACAGCGGCAAGAGAATCAGATCCCTGGGGCGCACGTGCTTTTCCTTGTTCAAAAAACTTTTGAATCTGAGAAGAAGATTTAACGGGTTGTCCGTAATAGCTTTTACCAGACATAGTGGGGAAAGAAGCCCACTCAGGAGAAAGAGCTGCCTGAATCTGCGGAGTTAATGTGCCCGCCTTACTAATTGCCGCTAATCCGCCCAAGGGCATAAGACGTTCCCGTACTTTTGCAAGCATGGCAATGTCTTGAGATTGAGGACCAAAATCCTTTAGCCCCAAACGTTTTTGAACAGCTGCATAAGTTCCGGGCATAAATTGATACGCACCAGCAGCCGCACTGGAATAACCGCCAGGAGAACTGATTACACGATCTGGATGGCGCGAAAAGTCCTTAAAACGACCGCCGCCAAACATGACATTGTAACCAGGGCCACCACCAAGGATTGTTCCTTCTGCACCAGCGATAGCTTGTTTTAAGCCAGAGAATGCGCCGGGATTTTGCCTGGCCCACTGCTCTAATAACTGACGCTCCTTGGACATTGGTGCTTCCGGTTCAATCTCCTACCCAATTTGATTCTGCCTTAAGACCGGGGATGAATACTGCTTGGAGTGCCAAAACAAGACTCAGTTTGGCAGTAAGTCGACGGACAAAATTACGGCAGAGAATCATTTGGTTAATGCAACAACACTGGCCTCCGTAGATCAAAGATCTGTTATCCAGCTGGTGGACTTACGCACAAAGTACTGCCAAGTAAATTTAGTTTACCAGGAAGTTATTTTAAACCCCGTTCAAACATGCCTTTCGTGCGAGCAGCTTCTTGCATGTTCATAAAACCACTTAAAAACTTAAGAGGATTGGCATAGGCTTCCATGGAGTTGGGTTGGAAGTCACTAAATTTTTCAGAAATACCAACTTGACTCGGAGCTTGAAAATTAATTCCGGTCAAAGGAGTTTCGAGCTGATAAGGATTAACACCTTGAGCACTTAATGCTTGAAGTCCGGTATTAAATTTGTCTGTAAACTCCATATTGCCAGCAGCTTTTTGCAATCCCGCAAAAGGAGTTTGTGCAGTGAATGCACTTACCGCTTCTTCGTAACCAATCTGACCAGGTTTTAATTTCTGTGCAAGTTGAGGATTGGTTGTCGCCCAGATTTGCAAACCAATCTTTTCTTTTTCTTCTGGACTACCAGCGGCATTATACGCTTTGGTTAAGTCTGCGACTTGGTATTTTTTAGCCAGAGGATCTTGAGCTGCCATTTGAGCAACCCTTTGCTTTTCGGCTTCGTATGTACGGTCAGAAGGAGCGGCAGTCATGTTATTTAAAATAGAAGGTGGAGGAAGGTCTGGGGCAGGAGGGGGTGTTGAATCAACAGGCAAAGTCCAACGTTTTTGTTGCAATCCTGGAACGTCACGACCGGTAACATCTCCCCTGGAAGAAGCACCGGTAGCAGCTGCTGCAGATGTATTTGGAATAAAAGGTGCTGCTAAAAAACCAAGTGGTGATGCGAACTCCAATACTCCACCAAGACCTTTTTTCTCTTGTTCGCGAGCAAAGTTCATTAAAGGACGTTCAATTGGATCAGGTACAATTGAACTTACAAAACGATCAAGAGCGTTTCCTGGAGCTGCCGGAGACTGTTGATTAAGTGCTTGCCTGACTGCCTCGGTCGACCCAACAGCCGTTAATGCTCCGGCTGCTTGCATGGGCCTGGTTCTAGCAATAATATTCAATCTTGCCGGAAGACTTCCTGCAACAACTGCTTTTCTTACTTGAGGGCCAGCGGCGCGGGAAGCTCGAATTAAATCACGAGTTATGAAATCATCGACCACTCCGACTGCACGGCGCCCTTGATTAAACAAAAAAGAAAGTGGGTTCATTACCGCCAGCTCACTTGAAGATAAAGACGAGAACCCACTGCAGTGTCAGCAGGACCAGGTAAAGATTGAATAAATTCCGCACCTGAGCGCTCATAACGATAACGAGCCTGGAAAGGATCTTTGTAGTTAGGAACGTAAAGAATATTGGCAAGACGATTTGTTTCGTAAAGATAAATTTCGTCCCATACTTTTAACGCTTCTTTGGCATTGCTGGAGCGGATCGTACGATCTACGTCACCTGCAATACTTTCAAGACGCGTAGAAGGAGAAGTCGCAACTTCTGTTTTCTTTTCAGCAGTATCACAACGACCGATTTGAATAGTAATCTTGTCGTAAAAGTATGAATCCGGAATGGTATTCATACTTTCTTCAAGACGAGCATAGTCACCTGCGGGCACTGAAACAGTGAAATACCCCAGGTGATACCTGACTCTACTTTTGTCAAAGTCAGATAACTGCACTTTGTTCTCTCGGTATGTTTTTAATTATAAAACTAAGTAATCAGGCAAATTGATTCATAACACTTGGATCTAAAACCATGCCTTCATACGGATTGCTTGCCATTAATTGATCAAAAACAGAAAGCCGACGTTGAGTAGCTTGTTGCAAGGCCCGTGACAATAAAGAATCTCTCAAAGAACGTTCTGCATCTTGTTTGAATAAATCTTTGAGTAATGTAGCAATGGCACCTTCATTGTCACGTTCGCCAGTACCTTCTGGTGCAGGTAGTGCAGGAGCTGCTGGAACTTCCATGGAACCAACTGCTTGTTCTTTTGGTAATTGAGAAAGATGTAACGTATCAAGACGGTACCGACCACTTGGATCTAACAAGCTGCTCATGTTGCCTGCTGCCCCAGCATTGGCCATGGGTGTGACTTTACCACCTCCCTTAAACGCAAGTTGGGTGCCAGCAGGAAGTCCATAATCTTCGCCCTCATGCATTCTTTGGCCTCCAAGGACTGGATGCTCGCGCATGCCATGGGGGCTAGTCATTGGAGCATTTTTATTTAATACGAACTGACCACCGGACTGTCCGTATAACTGCTGCCAATTTTTTTGACCTGGTAATTGAAAATAAATATTTTGCCCAAGATCACTCCTTGCCCATGACAAAGGAATTCTTTTTTTCTGCTGAGTGTCATAAACACGAAAATCAACATGGGCGCCAGTAGATCTGCCAGTACTACCAACTACACCAATGGGAATCCAGGCCATGTCTTTTTCTTTTTATTTTAAAACTAAAAAACCCCCGGTTTCCCAGGGGCTTTAGCAGAGAGATGAAATCAGACTCGAATTAGATTGTCTGCAAGAATTGCATCCCAATCAACTCGTTTAATCTGTTTTAACTGCTCAAGATTATTAAAACGTTCACCCGATAAGGACATCTGAAGGTCTTTAATGTCTCGAGCAGTTTTGAGGCCAATACCTTTGATATGATCAGCAATCATTTGAGCAGTGGCACTGTTGATATTCAAACGAGTATCAGGAGGAAAAGAACGAGGTTCTTCTTTCGAAGCCTTGTCCTTTACCTGTAGCGCCTTTACTTTTTTGGTTGCTTCTTCATCAGGAACAAGCTCGGTTTTGTAGGCGGTGTAGACACGCTCGTCCTGGTCTTGAACCATGAACCATTCGCCGTCATCCCACTCGCCTACAATTTTTACCCGAGCACCTGTCTTTTTGTGTTGATAAAGAAGCGCTTGATTGGACATAGGACCAGGTTTTATCTGGTCCTAGTTTAACTCAATCAGCTGACAGTGCGACCAAGAAGGTAACCGTCGATGTCTTCGTAACCAGGAGCCACATCAGGCTGGATGTAGCACACTTCCGTAACCAGGTAACCGGTACGGCCAGCAGCTGAATCAGCGTTAGAGATGTACACACCACCGGAGACGGAGGTAGCAGTAGTCGACTCGCGAGCAAACACCTTGAAGGTGGTGGCGGAATCAACTTTCTTATAGATGCCGGAAGCATCCACACCAGCAGCGCCGGTAGCAGTCAGGAACGGGGTCGAACCATAAGCAGCCGAACCACCAGCGAAGTAAATCTTGGTGGCAGCATCACCAGAGGTGGTGGAAGTCAGGTTGGCCTGAGCAATGGGTTCGCCAGCGCCGGTTTCGGCAACAGGGCCACTGGAATCACGGCAGAAGGTGATGACGTTACCGGTGGAAGCATACACACCCGAAGCGGCACGGCCATCGCCCCAGCCCGAAGCAACGCTCAGGGTGGCACGATAAACGAACGCAGGGAGGGCAGAGCTACCAGAGATCACCATGCCGGTGATGTCGGGGCGGGTGTCGTCCTGGCGGTAAGGCGAAGGAACGATCACGTTCATGGTTTGACCCTTGGCGGCAGCATCGCCAGAAGCCCAGGTCACAGGAACGTAACCACGCTGCTGAAAATAGCGATAACCAGGGACAGCAAGGACGGAAGTAGGGCCGCCCTTGGAACCATCATTGCTACCGCTGTCGTCGGTATCAATGTTTTTATACCAGCCATTCAGGGGTTCAGCCCAGTTGCCGGGATAAATTTTCTTAGCAGACAAATAAGTCATTTATTTTTCCTTTGTTGTGTTTATGTTATTTATCAGACGCTACCGTCATCAGACACAAAGCTGTAGGCGGTGGTCACGAAGTCCTTGTTCAGGATCTCGAAGCCAGCGTACAGTTGCCAGATGAGGATGATGAAACGGCTGAAGTCGTCGTTGTTGTTGATCAGCACCTGAGCGTTCGGACCGCCGATACCAACGCCAATGGCTTGAGGACCGAAGAAGAAACCTTGGGCAACTTCTTGGTTGGCATAAGGGGCAGCGCCGGTGAAAGAAGCCGAAACGTTCTTGGTCGGGAAGTTGGTCGACTCGAAGAACTTAACGCCTTCAAACTGAACACCAGTCGGCATGACGGGTTCACCAGCCAGGAAATAAGCCTGACCAGCTTGGGGACCCATGTAGAAGCTGGCGTTGTTAGGCATCATGGGGTTGCCCATGTACATGCCTTGGCCAGGATTGCCAGCGTAACGAGCAATTTCACGGAAGTCGGGATCACGACGCAGGTGCATCATGAAGGTGGGATCGCAGATGCAACGATACAGACCATCAGCGAAGGTAGGAACGTTACGCTTGCGCAGATCCTTGACAACAGTCAGAAGGTCGGTACGCACCGAGAACTGCTGCACATCAGCGGTGTACTCAGCGGAGCTGTAAGTAACTTGGCTGGAAGAGTTCTTGGCTTTGTTACCAGGGAAGTAGTAACCACCTTGGGTGCTGGAAGCTTGACCATTGGCATCAGCTTTGGCCAGTTCGTCAATGAAGACGCGGTCACGCCAACGGCGATAGTCATCAAGCAGCGTCAGGCTACCGATCGACTGGTGGAACATATTCAGGTTGCCGGTGTCCAGCAGCAGACGCTGGGCGGTAACCAGGGTTTCACGAGCAATCTTGAAGGTGCTGGGCTGGGTCGGATCGCCCGGATCAGCAGGGCCGGTGTACTCTTTCAGCACAACAAGCACCTTCTCTTTGGTGATGTTGCGGCTGTTAGCGGTACCGATGGTTTGGTCAGCCACGCGCTCACGGCTGTCCTTGGTACCAGGAGTACCCCAGAACTTATAGCGGTCGAGCTGAACGGTTTGACCAGGCTGACGAGTGAAGTCGTGAACAACCACGGGCTCCACAGCCATCTCGGCAATATATGCAGGGTGCGGACGATAGAGTTCCGCGCCTAAAATCTTTGGAAAATCGTTCTCCTGGTCCCTAATTTCTTAGAGGGGTGGACTATCTCTTCATCCCTGTGGGATGCCGGACGCTAAATCTGGTATTACGTAACAAGATCGTGTTACCCCCAGTAGTCTCTGCACCTTCCAATCACGGGCTTGATTGGCTTGGCTCAGGATTACCCTCGTCTTTACGTTAGGGCTTCCCTGAATTCATCCGGTTTGCACTCATCAATTACTCGATGAGGTGACAACGTTGAGCGTTCAGTTGAGGTATGATTTGGAAACCTGTTCATAAACAACATGGATCCAAAATTAGTTCCTGGATTTGGTAACCTTTACTTAACAGAAAGAGGAGAAGCTTTTGAAAAACAACTTGATGAAAACAACCAAGAATATTTTCAAAAAATTGCAATTAGCTCAACCAGTACTTATGACCGTATTTCTGTTCTTGTAAATGGAAGAAGAAAGAGGTTTCATCTTCACGTCTTGATGGCTATTGCTTTTTTAGGGTTAGATCTTCGTTCACATGGAACAAATAATTTTTCCCTTCAAGTAGATCACAAGGACAACAACAAAAGAAATAACTGCGTCGATAACCTTGAAATCGTAACCAAACAAGAAAATCTTACAAGAGCTTGGGAAACCGGTTGTTACAAGAACAATGGTTTTGCTAGTAAAGGCAGACCGAAAAAAACTTTAAGAAAATTTTCTTCGGAAGACGTGAAGCAAATTAAAACTTTAAAAGAAGCAGGACTTTCTTATCGAAAGATTGCGGAAAAGTTTAACTGCAATCACGGTGCTATTTACCAAATCCTAAAAGGAAATACCTACCAGGATCTGAACTAGCTATCAATAAACACCTTGGTTTATCCTCCAGTGTTAATTTTGTTATCGGGTGAGAAGACTTGGCTTTTGCCTCATCTACTACAAATTGTAGCAGTCAGTAATTTATTTATTACGTGTACTGCATGGTAGGTGCTTTATAACGAGCACCCATCGAATTACTGGAGCCATAAGACTCCGGATCAACTACAGCTTGCTGGAATCCAGGGAGACCCATGGCACCAGGAATAGCGCCAAGGGCTACACCGCCAAGACCGGCAGCAGCAGCAGAAGCAGGAACTAAACCAAGAGCCACGTTCCTACCTAGCACACGCGTAGTTGCCGCAGTTGCTTCAGGAATAGAACCTGCGCCACCTGCTACATCAGCTAGCTCCAACAGAGCTTTCTGACGTAAACCGCCTTCACGCATCTTTGTTGCTTGTTCAAAAAGGAAGTCCTGTTGTTCTTGGCCCAAATTTTGGATACCTTTTACCATTTGAGGAGCGTACTTCCCGGCTAGAGCACGTGCCCCAAGTAAACCAGCTGCACCACCAAGACCACCGGCCGCAGCAGCAAGTGCCGCAGAACCGGGATCCTCTCCTTGAGAAAGGGCGTACCCACCCGTGGCTAAGCCAGCAGCAATAGGTACGCCATAAGCTAAGCGCTTACGCATCGCCTTACTCCATCACAAACAGTTTGTTTGCCAGCGTTTGAGGCTGAGCTTGGTTCATGAGCCGCCAGGCGTTCTGGGGATCACGAGCCATTTGCTCGCTGAAATTAGCCCAGAAGTTTTCAGGTTGCTGAGGAGCATCAGCAGCCGGAGGGGCAGGGAACTGATTCATGGCAGTAGGTTGCACAGCTTCGGTGCGATAACCAGGACGCTCAAGTTCCACTTCGTTTTCGTACACGGGGTACGGACCTTCAGGACCAAAGAACTTCAGGGTGTAATCACTGAGAACGTCAGGATTAGTCAGGATTTCGTTGTACGCCAGGTTCTCTTGATGCTCATTAACAGCAAACTGGGCGTAACCCTGAATGGTATCAGCGGCGCGGTTTCCCCACGCGACGGCGCTGTCCAGCATTGCCTCCAGATTCAGGGCGTAGTTGTTCAGAAGGGCGGGTGCCTCGATTCCGAACGCGTCCATTACTTGGCGGCTGTCCTGGCTCATTCCCAACTGGTCCGCGAGCGCCACCAAGGAGGGAGCTGACGAGGTTTGGGAAGAGTTGGGCGATAAGGCCGGGTTGGCTTGCCAGGTCTGCGGAGCCGATTGTTGCGTAACTTGGGCGCTGGCTTGTTGGCCGTAGTTCGCCGGGGAATACTGAGTCGTCGGCTGCGAGGGTTGACCCTGGAACGGGGATTGGACTGGTGCGCTCAGCAGATTCACCACCTTGTTGAACGCCGATTCCCACGGATTCGAGATAGTTTCCGAGGTCGTCGGGGATTGGGGGGCGTACTGAGTAGGGGCTGATTGGTAATTGGGGGCCGCCTGCGGCACCGCTTGGGGGTAACTGGTACCCACCTGATACGGCACCGGAGCCGGGGAGGCTGCCTGTTGCGGAGCTGCCACCACGTAGCTGCTCGGAGCGACGGCTGCGGGTGCTGGGCTCGTCTGTGGGATCGATTGGACGGTAGCGTCCTGCATAACTCATCTCCTTTTGTAAGGCCTCTAATGTTCGATACAGATATGGGGTTAAATCCAGTCTTGGATCCGCAGCCATCGGAAGATCCGGTGATTGCGGGTGAGGAGTCTGCATCATGCCCCCCACTAAACGAGCGAAAGAAGAATATGCATTCTGCAATTCGCCCACCATCCTGAACGGGAACCCAGATAACATCTCGGCCCGCTCCTCATCCGTCTTGGACGGGAAGAGGTATTTCAGTGCCTCAATGCTATCAACACCTAATTCCTGAAGGTTGCGCACCACAATGGAGTTGTTCAGGATGTCCTGTGTTGAATCCTCGTATACGGGACCCAACCAACGCCATTGAACAGTAATGTCACCATCGGGAATTAGCCCCAGCACCCCTGGAGGAATCTGCTGGGTTTTAACGCATGCCATCATTAATTGCTTTACTTGATCTTCAAAAGCAGTCAACGCATCTGCATAAAGCGCCAACTCGTTTTCATCAGCATTTTCGTCCGGCTCAACAGGTTTTTCAAGACCTGCTGCAGCTGCCAATGTGGTGCGGAAAATCTGCTCTTCTTGATAAATAATTAATTCAAGACAGCGACAAATGCCATACGTATACACAGCATTTGCTTTTTTCTTTGATGTTGCCGAAACACGTCCAAATAAGGACTTGTACTCTGTTGCCGTTACACCAGCGGAAATAGACAGTTCATCAACACCGCCCAATGCCGTACGAATTTCTTCGCGGTATTGACGAGCAAATGAATTTTGATCACCAGTAATAGCATCTGGAACAATGTAACCAACTCGATCGTTTGGTTCCAGGTTTGCAATGACTCGTGGAACACGGATTTGACCGTCAATGCCACGAGCTAAAGGATCAGATTTAAACCGAGACTGGCTTAAGCTGCCCATCCCAGTAAAGCCTGAATTAGCTGCAATGGAAGGGCGTTGAACAACGGTGTCACCACCAGCTTCCATCAGGTCAGTCTTAGGCCTGGAAGAAAGAAGAGTAGGATTACCAAAGAACTGAACGTTCTTACGCATGGTGCGAACCATTTCGTCATGCGTAACAATGTGATTGGCGAGTGCATCAAACTCACCAAATCCTTCAGTTGAAAAGCCTTTGGGGTTATTAAAGATTTCAACACAAGGGATAAACCCTAATGTGTTACGAAATGTTTTTGTTTTACCAGGGGTTGCATAGCTGGGTTGATCGAATGAAATTTCACCTTCCGCATGCGTTTCTTCAATCGTTTTTCTTTTGATCGAAAGTTTGATATAACGTCGCGCACCTTGATTAATCGTGGCTGGACCTGTCAATTTGGTTGCCGCAATATCTTGATCAAACCCAATACCACGACGAACTTTATAGCTGTAGATAATTACGACTTCGTCCAGTTCTCCATCGATGTTGTAATACGTCCGATACTCATGTTTGCGGAAGTAATACATTCTGTAATTACTGTCCGTGGGACGGATATAAAAAAGTCCTTGTCCGTCACAAAGAAAATAATCCCAGACTGAATCTAAGCGTGTATCAATTTGATTGTACTTAAGAACGCGAGTGACAAAGTCCTTGCGTTGATTCCCAAAATTATCTTGCGCTGGAAAAAACTCAACCCCTTGGCGAATGCCAAAAAGTTTCATTTGTGCTAAATGAGACGCAATGACCCCAGTATCGACCATTGCGCTACCGTCTCGTTCCAGGTAGGCGTCAATGATTTCTTTTAAGCGAGATTTTGCGTCAGCAGCCATTAACTATTACGGGTCCAGGGTCACTCTAGGTTTATTTTACTCTTCTTCTACTTCATAACCAGCAGGGTCATTGACTTTTGTCAAGATGACTCCATTGCTTTTTATATCCCAATTCAGTACATCGCCTTCTTGCCAGCCCAGCTCTTCCATCAGTTCATCGGGAAACGTAAGAAAAAGCTCTCCGTTGTCGTCTTCTTCTACTTCAAGGATGTAGCTCATTTGGTCAAAAGCTTTTCCATAAGCTTATCAAGTTTAATGTTGATTTGTTTAAAGTGGTCTTGCATTTCTTGAATTTCTCTTAAAAAGTCAACTTTTAACACATATTCCAGAGGGAGGCGGTTCACTTGGTGTTCCACTGAATTAACACGGTTTTCCTGGAGGTCAATAATTCTATTTAAATCCCGAATTTTTTCGTAAAATCTATTCAAAATTTTATTTGCTGTCCATACGCCGCCCGTGACCGACGAAGCAATGACGGTAGCAAGCAGCGCTAAATACTCTGGACCCATGTCTGTAAAACTTTTTTTTCAATTCTAAGATCTAGAAATCAAGTTGAAGTTGTCCTTTTCTAGCAAGACCGGTCACCAACCAAACAAGCGCATCTACACAGTCGTCGTGACTGCTTACGCCAAAGTTTGTAAGCTCTTCAAACATATTGGTGAAGTTGCGGTAACGATTAAAAACAATCTTGCGGTCTTCAAACATACCAATAATCCCACGGAATCGAGCTAATTTATCCGCTCGGAATCCCTTAACGGGATGCCAAATTAAATTGTACAAACCCTCATTACTTAAGCAAATACGTTTAAAGTCTGCTTCCAGAGATGCCTGATACTGTACAGCTTCACTCCAAATATCGCACGTCGAATAAGTCGGAAAATAGTTACCGTTTTCGTCCTTACCTACCACAGACCAATCATTAAGCAATTCTTTAAGGGCATCCAATTTTTCAAGATTACCCATGACACGAATACGGCGGTAATCAATAATATGAATGCGATCTCCAATACGACCGCCAAGAACCATTACGGTGTAATCATTCTTTTCTCTGACTCCAGCAGATAAGTCAACCCCAATACCAAGTGCATCAAATTCTGTAGAAATTTCGGCTTTAACGATTAATTCTGGTGCAAGAGACAATTCATTTTGTCGAATAATTTGATTCATGTACTGGAACGAAAAAGCAATAGGTGCTTGTCGTTTCTTTTCTTTTAGATACTCCAGAGACCACATCTCTGGCCAATACGACAATTCATCTCCTGTTTTGGGATCAGTCAGAATTGCAGAAAGAACAATTTGCGACCAATTGTTTTGATCGTTAAATGTTGTGGCATGAATGTCATCATGCCGGAAACGTGTACCAAGACAGACTGCGCGACCACCTTCGAACATCGTTGGTGCAATCACAGCATTCCAGTTATCCTGCATCATCTTTCTGATGTCAGGATTTGAAATGTCAGCAGCTGATTTGATAGGGTCATCAATGATTACCAAGTGAGAACGCTTGGATGTCACTGAACCTTTAAGGCCTGCCGCACAAAGAGTAAATTGTTCATCACCTGTTACGTCAATGCCAGCAAATTTATGATCGATTGACCAATATTCATTGCTGGTGACGTTTTTTAAAAGACGTACAGAGGGAAAAACTTCTTGATACCGTTTGCTTTCAATAATTCGTTTAATAGTTGCTGATTTAGAACGCGCAATATCAACCGTGTAAGACAAGTAAAGAATCTGTAACGGAAGCTTAGCTTGAGTGTGAATACCAATAGCCCATGCAGTAAATAAACCAAGGACTGTTGATTTAGCCGAACCCCTGGGGCCAAGAAGATCTACGTTTGGACCAGCAATTTTAATAAGGCACGAACTATCTTGATCTGTTACAAAGTGATGATGCCATTCTTTGTGATGCCGAGCAGGGGGTTTGTCTGCGACGTACTCACAAAAATAACCAAAGTCTTCGCGAGCCTTCTTAAGATCAGTTTCGTTTTTAGGAACTTTGATCTGGTGATTACGCGCAGCCGCTTTTGCGTTGCGCCGATACGCGAGATGAACGTAAGAAGGCACAGAACTAAATCAGAGTATTGCTAAATACTAACCGAATACGGCTTGCTGTCTGAACGGATCTTCTGATTGAGCTTGGCGACGATACTCTTTAGACGCCGCACTGGCTGCCTTTGCTTTCTGTGGATCGTACTCAGATTGAAATGCACCCTGTGCTTTTTGTTCTTCTGAAGTTTTTGCTGCAGTAGCAATTGCAGTTTCGAACTGTTGATCTTCTGGAGCGGTGGACAAACCAGGACCCGTTTGAGGAGATCTATCAAATGGATTTTGAATCATATAGCCTTCACCTGGTTTAAATTTTGATCCAGGTGTAATAAGGGGCATGATATTACTTGGATGGTACGAACCAGGAGGCCTATCCATGCCCCTTGGGCCAAGGTTTGAAGAAGGTGCCTGAGCAATCAGCTCACCTCTTGGGCCTTTGGAAGAAGACCAATCAACTGCTTCACCTTTTGCTTGATCTAACAACTTGTTTTCAAATTCTTCAATTTTTTCTTCTGATTGCATATTCGCTTGTTCTTTTTCCCACAAGATAGAATACGCATTTTGCACTTTCTCGGAAGCACGTCTTTGACGATAATCTTCTCGTCCAACATTTTCTAAACCGTATTGTTGAACTTCGTAATCTTCAGGAGTTGCTGCACGATCAAAGTAAGAATAATTTCCTTCTACCAGGGGTATTTCAAACCCCATTTCAACTAACTGTTGTCTGTAAGCTGCACGAGATGGAGCATCTGCCGTACTTTTATATTTAGCATTTTCTAAAGGAGTTTTGTAAAGCTGTTCAAATAAAGCAGTTCGTTGTTGTGAAGCAGCATTATATCGATCCATATAAGTGGACATATCTCCACCCGTAGGATATGGCGCCAACCTGTCTGCGGCTTCTGCATAACGTTTATACAATTTACTGCCTAAGCTATATCCTAAATTTTCTCGCGAAAAGTAACCTCCGTATTCTCCATACGCAGGAGAATAATAAACATTTGGAGTGATGTAATTAGTTGCCGGAACTTCTGCGTAATAACCTTCTGCTGTTTTTTGTAATGCTGGCGATGGTTTTTGATTTGCTTTAACTTGCTCCAGGGCTTGTTTATAAACCCTTTCGGCTCTTTGTTCTGGAGTCTCTTTAGGCGCTTTAGGTTTTGGAGGTGGTTCAACAACCGATCTTTGAACTAAGTCGGGAGAAACAGAAGCCAGAGTTCCGCTGCTGCGTTGCAAATCATATGTTTGCGTAGCAAGAGCTTTTTGAGGATCTCCTCCAGCGCTTGCTAAAGGTACATAAGCACCCCTGGGCAAAAAAGGATTCGCACCTGGTTTTGCATTGGGATTATTCCTATACCACTCGGCAGGTCTTATGCCATACGTTTTGTGAATCCAGTTATATAAATTTTCGTTAACCATTGTTCTGTTTTACTTCTTTTTGTTTTTTTGCTCTTGATATTTACGAGCTTTATCTAATGCAGCTTTGCGTTTTTCTTTATCGGACATTTCAGTCCCATCTTCTTTTTTAGCTTCTTTCTTCTTGAAATGCTCAAGAAGTTGAGGCGGCATCTTACCCTTAGCCATCAGCGCTGAACCATTTGACGAATGCGATCAACCATCGCCTGGTAATCCGGCGTACCTTGCTCGGGCATGCGACGTGCACGACCAGGACCAAACACAATGCCTGGACTTAATTGAACGGGGCCTGGATTTTGGAATCCAGCGCGAGTGGCAGGAGAAGGAAAAGGAGCAACAGGCGCTTCACCTTTAGCTGCTTGTGCGAACACTGCTTCAGCTCCTTCAGGACTTTCTTGCTGCTGCACTTCTTGTGCGCGTTGGCCAATAGCAGCACGACGCTGACGAATACCTTCAGCTGCTAAAGCTCGCTCATTAGGCCCCATGCCACGAGTTTCTGCACCCATTTCTATTAAGAATTCTTTATAAGTATCTTAGCTTAATTATTCTTCAAGTTGCATTCGAGCCCATACGCTCATCGATGCTTCCTGCAAGGGACCCTCAATCGGATCATCTTTAAAAATAAACATTAACTCACGAATAGCTCTATCTGCTCCAGCCATCAGCAAGCCTTTTCGATCCTTGGAAGAAGTAAACGACTCTACTTGAGCAATAGTCCCCCGGAGTTCTTTTTCCATTGCCGCAATACGTGCTACACCCGCATCACGTTTAACACCAAAATTTTCAATGTCTTCACGGAGTTTGCGAATATCTTCCTGCATCTCACCAATCTCCATAAGGAGTGTTTTACGGTGATCAGGCTTTTTGTAATGCTGTTTAATCCAAGATTCACACGAAACAATGCTCCCCTGGTAACCAAGGAAGCGAGCATATAGATAGCTTTCAATTACCGAATAATTATCGGATGCAAAAGCACAGAAAGCTTCTTGGGTTGAACTATCGAGATTATCGACCCACTGGTCAAATAGCTCAATATCGATAAGCTCGTTGGGCCTGCGCGTAATCTCGTGCTTCGTCTTGTTGGCGGAACTCTTGCTGTTGCTCAGCGGAAGTTCGCTGTTCGGTTGCACCTTTACCGATGGTTTCACGCTCTTGCTCACCAGCAGTCTCCATTTTCTTTTTGGAAAATTCGTAAGCCACGCCAGCCGCTTGACGATATTTGTCTAGGTCAAACCAATCGTCAACGTCTACTTGTCCAACAGGAACGGAACTGGTCATGGCTTATAAATCTTACAAGAAAAAATCAGAAGTTGCTCATCATTTGAGCAAGGCCAGTAGCAAAGATGTCACGACGACTTTCCAGGGACTTTTGCCGTTGTTGACGACCCTTGGAGGCTTCAAGACGCTCAAGCAGCTGCTCAAACTTATTGATATCAAAGTAATCTTCTGCCGTGGATTGGCCGACCGGGGTGGAAGTCATTGGTGTTTAACTCACTGAAATAATTATATCAAGCAATATTTATCAGAAACTAAAGGAGCCGACCAGTGTCTGATAAATATTGCCTTGAGATTGTACTTTGGCGAGTTCTTTGGACCCTTCATTTTTTAACTTTTGGGTTTCTTTGTCAATCTCGCCTTGTAAGTTTGTCAAGCCAGCACTATACAAATACTGCCGGGTGTCGCGAACATTTTGTAATTGCTGTTCAATTTCTGCTGGAGTACCAGTGAATTGATCACCAAACTCAGGAGTTGCAATTTTAGTCCGTCCAGCAATATCTCCTGAATACGCAGGAAGAAGTGTCTTATCAAATTTAAAAGTGCGCTTACCAGTACGATCACCAGCTTCGTCGGTAGTTTGCTTACCGAACATAGTGTCGTAATAGTTATCTAAATAACTTTGATTAAATTTCTTTTGATATTCAGCACTCTTGGTAAGAGAACTCTTGAGATCTTCAACGTTGGAATAATATCCCTGGTTAAAGCGCTCCAGGGCTTTTGTTTGTTCTTCTTCTGTAGCTTGACGACCAAGAAGTTCTTCATACGCAGCAGACACACCAGTCTTTCTACGTTGAGGAAGAAGCTCTTGCGTATAAATATTCGTTAAACGAGAAATGTCCTCTTCTGGAGGAGTAATGTCATATCGTGACGCATAATCACGAAGTTGAGAAGTAACATCACCGTACCCTACAAGACCTTGACGCAGTTGTGATTCAAGACCACGAACAAGACCTGAGTAACCAGCGGCACCAGAAGCTTTCCGCGCTTCTTCTTTTGCCTTTGCCTCTGCACGTTCCTGTGCCGCACGTGATTCAGCAGCAGCTTCTTTCTGTTGTTGATATTGAAGAAACTTCTCAAAACTATCATCCTTAGGGATGGGAGTTGGAGTGTAATTAACAGAAGTACCGCCCATGGTTAAATATTAGTGAAACGACGACTAAAAGCAGTAGGACCAAACATTCCCTCCATTTTGGCGGCTTCTTGAAAACCTGTACGTTTCATATTAAGCAAATTTTCAAACAACGCAGCCTCTTTGGATTCAGGAGAGATACGGGCAAGTCTTTCACGACGAGACCGTTCGGACATCAAAGCAGTTTCTTGTGGGGCAAGTTCACTAAAAGCAGTTTGAAGCGCACGGCGTTGACGAGCTTCTTCTATATCAGATCCAGTGGTGGCTTGGAAAAGAGGCCCCCACATTCCCATGCCCATCTGGGCTTTGGCAGTATCTCGACCAATCTGAACGTCGGAAAGGCGTTTTGCATCAGCAGCTGCAAACTGAGCTTGTGCTGCGCTTGCGGCACTTTGCGCTCCCATGATTCCGCCAAAAAGACTGGAACCAATTCCGAATACACCTAGGCCAAGAGTTAATGGATCCATGCCGCTTTTTAACAGATTCCCACTATTGAAACTATTTGATTCTCCACCGCCAAAACTAAAGCGAACGTCTTTTAACCGAGGATCGGCTTGTAGTTGTCCTTCTCCAGTTCCGTAGTATGCGGCCATGAATTCATTTTAACCTGTATAGCTTCCGTAATATTTAGTCGGTTGAAAATTATATCCAGGTGTTTGGATATTCATGCCATATTGCTGTGGCTGTGCGTAAATATTGGCTACGTTTCCAGCAGCTGCAAGTTGAAGAGCAGCTTGCGCACCAAATGCGTTTGCAATTGATTGAGGAATGGTTTTAAACAAGGCACCATATTTAGCGCCTTCACGCATACTTTCTAAACCAATTTTTTGTGCCCGTTCTGCCCGACGACCTTCAAACTCTTCAAAACGTTGCAGTTCTTCTTGAGTAGGTAATGCTGTTTGGCTACGACCAATATTTGAAAACACATCACCCAAGGCTTGTGTTTCAATTAGATTTTTTAAAGTTCCTGCACGTTCTTTCTCAGGAAGCAAGCCAAGCATTTGCTGAACCTGCGGAGGCAGCCCAGGGATTTTTTGTTGGAAAGAACCGGCAAGTTCTGGCATTTTATTTCTCCAATCAGAAGCTAATGCTGGGGGCTTGCATTACGGCGCCAGCGTAGGGACTTTGGCTAATGGCTGTACGGAATGTTGCACCACGCTCTTGCTGACCTTCGCGAGCCAACGCACCCATGGTGGCTTGACGCCCAAGAGTCTGATAAGCAGACGTTTGAGAAGCAAGTAAAGCCTGCTGATTAACAAGTTGACTACGCTGCAAACGCTCAATAAGAGGAAGTTGAGCTTTCTGCATTTGAAGCTCTTGTTGCATTTGGAATTGCAACATCTCTTTATCAAGAGCAAGCCCCGCTTGACCCATGCGAGTTGCTTGCTGAACAGCGTAATCTAAATCACGACGCCGAGTCTGTTCTTCTGCAGCAGCAGGAGTAACAGGAATTTCACCAAACGGAGTAGGAATTGAGATTGCCGGACCCGTAGGACGCTCGCCAGCAGTCGTTGCCTGTGGAGTGGGTTGTCCTTGAGGAGTAACACCACGCACCTGTTGAACGCCAGCGGCAGCAGCTTGTTGGACACCACCACCAACGAGAGCAGGCACCGCAAACCGAAGACCCATCCCCAGTGCTTTAGCTGGACCAGGGCCTGCAATTAAACCTTGAGTTGCTGCCGTCACAAGCGGGTTAGCAACTGCACCAGCGGTAAGACCAATCGGAGCAGAAATTGCAGCACTTAACGGATCACCGCCCATGGCAGTACCAAGTGCACCAAAAAGAGCACCTGATTTGCCGCCACCAGCACCGCGATACTGTCCGGCTTGATTAACAAACATGCCGCCAGGTTGCGTAGGAAGTTCCAGCAGCTCCTGCACTGCAGCTTGCTGAGCTTGCTGACCCCTGGCACCCATTAATTCACCAAGGCGGCGTTGGTAGTAACGAGAACGTGCCCCCAGCATTGTCGTGGGGTCATCCAGGGGATTCAACCTGGGGCTGGGACCTTCAGCCATATCTGAGTATATCTATATGTTTAAATTTTACCAGTGGTTGTACTTTGATATTGATTAGTTGTTGGAAGTTTTGGACGATTTGCTGCAGCAATTGCTTCATTAGTTACATTGCCACCTGCAATTCCTGCCAAAGAACCAGCTAAACCACCAACCATTGCACGTACTGCTTTTTGACGTGGCGTTCCAGGGGCACGAGCAGCAAGATTTGCAGCAACAGTGCCACCAGCAAAACCACCAACCATTGGAACATTGACAGGGAAACCAAGCATGCGCAACTCAGGTTTGCCCTCCAAGTTTTCCATTGTTCCTTTAACAATGCCAAGGCCCAACAAACCTTTTTCTTGGTAAAGAAAATTCATGTAGTTACCATAACGCTCAGGAGTAAGCGACGGAATTTCTTGTTTTGCCGTAGCGTACTTAAGTGGATCGCCAGTGCGACCAAGAAAAAACCGTTCAAATAACTCTTGAGCTGGTTGGCCAGTTTGGCGCCGATCTTCTGCACCCTTAGGTGAGTAAGTCTGTGCGTACCCTTTAGGACGAAATTGTTCTTCAGGATTCGTAATATCATAAGTACCTGCAGCCGCAATAGCTGGTGCAGCAACCCCAAGTGCTACAGCAGCCCTAGCAGTAGGAGAAGAAAGAACATTTTTATTTACACCAACTTCTACTCCACGTTGGGCAATTGCAAGTGGGTGATTCCAACGCCACCAATACGTACGAGTACCATCGTTGGCAACATCAATCAAAGCCCTGGATGTATATGCGCCAAGAAATTGGGCCGGTGTTTGCCGAGCACTAATGCCTTGCGCTTTAAGTTCTTTTTTAAATCCTGGACCTAAAACACTTTGCCCATAACCAACTCCTTGTTCTTTTGCTTTTGCAAGCATACGAACTTGAATATCATCAGCAGTTCTAAAACCCTGAAGATAATTTTGAGCAAGCTGTTGAGCTTGTTGAAAAATATTCATGACTGTCTCATTGCTTGCAGCACTTCAGGTGGAAGTGTTACCCCAGGATAATGAAGCGTTTGTTCCACGCCTTGCATTTGAAATTGCGTACCAGGAGCCAGCGCTTGTTTCTGAAGGTTATTGATTTGCTGACGTTGAACTGCTTGTTGATAAATTTGTTGCTCTTGTGAAATATTCGTAGGTTCTACAATTTGAGCATTTTGATACAACGCACCTTGAGTTGCTAAATCTACCAAAGGCATTGAGGCAAGAGATGCACCCAGGTTAATTGCTTGTTCTGGCCCAGAAGGTTGATACGCAAGTTCCTTGGTAATTGTTTTACCAGCTGGTGTTTTAATTGTTGCAGTACCAGCAGGAGTGCCTGGAAATGTTTTACGCGCTAATCCAACAAGTGGATAGTTAAGCAAAAAATCTCCAGCCGCATATGCTGCACCAGCAACAGGACCGCCCGTTAATGTGCCAACGGCAAAGTTAAGAGCTGCGCCGGGCAGCGCTGCTTTAGCTGCCTGACGTGACGTTTGACTTGCTAATAATTGACCCAGTCCCGCGAGCATATCTTGTTTTATTTTTTATTTTACGGCAAGTCAGTCAATCGTTTTACCAGGGGGAACATTTGATTCTTTACTTTCATCAGCAACAGTAATTTCTCCTTCTCTTTCATCTTGCTCGCGTTGAACTAAATCTTTACGCTCTAAGAGTTGAGACACAGAAAGATTGTTTTCACTTTCGTTTTCAGCACGTTGTTCCGCAATAGACATTAAGTATCCATTCGGATCAGGGTTCTTTAACCGAGGCATTGGATTTTTAGCTATTTTGCCAGGGTTAATGGTGGGGCTAATGCGATAAGCTTCCACCCAGGCAGGATTAAAGTCTGGTTGGCTTTGTGGGCGCTGGGAAGTCCTTGCTCTTCCTTCTTCAAAGTCATAATCTTCAGGACGATTAAACCGACCTAGTCCCTCAAATAACTGATAACTTTCATTTACAGCTTTGTTGTTATCAAAAAAGGGAGAATTAGGAATAAAGTTGAGATCTGGATTTAACTGACGTTTACGCGTCATCATCCGCTTGACGAGATCTACTTCGTCAAAACGAGATGGATTCCAAGGATATTGACCTGTAGTTGGCTTTGAACGAAAAATATCATCAAAGTCAAGCTTGCGAGAAACTTGACCTTTACTGTTAAATGGGTTGGTTATATATCGACCAAGATCTAGGCGTTGGTCTCTCATTAGCCTTTAGACTTTTTCTTTTTCAATCCTACCAACGTTTTACGAAGCCGCGCTTGCTTCACGGTTTTTTCATCGTATTTGCTTGGGTTTGCAAGAACATTTTCCTGCAGTTGAGCAGTTGTAATACCTTTCTTTTTGGCTTTAGCAGTAAAGGCGCCTTCTTTTATTTCCGCACCTTGAATCCACTTTTTATCTTTCTTTTTTTCTTCAGCCATGATTAAATGTTCCGTCCAAGTTGACGACGCAAGAAATCTTGCGGATCACGTCCTTCGATTCTAGCTCTACGCAATACTTCACTTACTGCAATACTTTCTTTAGCAACTTGACGACGATCAAGTTCTCTTTGAATTGCAGCAGCACCTGACTTGGTAGATTGCCCCAAGGCTCTAGTTAAACCTTCTGTTGTTACACCCGAGTATGGTGTTGCTTCTTGTTTTGCAATCCACTTGGGAACGTCGGTTGGTTTACGTGTTGCAGCAGCCGAATATTGTCCCGTTACTTTGCTCATAGCACCAGGTACATAGCCAGCCTCTTGTCCATAAATACCCATACCAGCAGAACCACCAGGGATTTCAGGCAGTGGTGCTCGATTTAAAATACTGTATTTAATTTCTTGTTTTGATTGTTGCGTTGTCGGCAAGTCCGGTGGCATTGCACCAGTGACTCTTAAAGCGCCTGGAATATCTTGTCCCGTTTCCATGGGAACACCTGGGACTAAGGGGTCGCCAGTACCAAAGAGTTGACGTTCTTCAACTTTAGGTAAAACTTCTTGCAAACTAGGCGATGCACCACGAATAGCGGTACCAACAGCCGTCGACTCAATCTGTGCTTCAGGCCCAATGTTTACAAGGGTCGTTTCAGAAGGTCGCCCGGTTAAACCAGGGATGCGTTCTGATTCCGGCACTTCTTGAATACTGGCTGCTTCCACTGCTTTACGCACTGTGGTTGGAAGAGAGATGTTCTGACGAAACTCTTCAGTGCCAGGCTGTAATCCCGCTTTAGATGCCCAACCTTCTGCCAATGCACGTTCAAAGCGAGTAGTACCAGGGCGCAAACCGCGCTCAACTAACTCTTGACGCCGTTGCATCATTTCAGTTTTGGCAATATCCGCTAATTCTTGCGATGACAGTGAACGTGCTTGCTCAATTTGATCAACCGGAAGACCATCTGGAAGTTGAGACGCAACTTGATTAATAGGACCATCGTCCACATAACCAATCATCTGTGATGGCTCTGCTTCTGCCATCATGCGTTGCCGTTCTGCTTCAACAAAATCTTCTAAGAAACTAATCTCACCAAGATCATTGTCTTCATTTTGTTGAAGACTGTGCATAACCCGACCAGTTTGTTGATCTTCTGCAGATTCAACAGCATTAAATTTTTGATCAGCAATTAATGGTTGTTGAATTTTTTGTGAATCAGTCAATGTTTCTGCTGGTGCTAATGACCCAGTAGATTCAAGATATGCACGAGGATTAAACCCTTCAGCGCCAGAAGAACGAATTTCAGTTAAAACATCATCAACTTGACGTTCAATACCTTGAACTTGTGCAGCTTGCCGCCGCATTTCTTGTTGAGTAGCGCGACCGGTTTCCAAACGCTTTGCTTGTTCATACTCTGGTGCGTACTTTTGAATAATGTCGTACGCAACATCGGAACCCAAAAGGTTTTGCGGTACAACTGAAACGTTGACTGGAGTTACGGCTTGAGTTTTAGGGGTATAAGGTAAATCCCAAGGACTTGGTGCAGCTTGTTGAGAAACAGATGGTTGAACAACAGGTTCTTTAGAGGGAGGAGGAGTTGTTTCTTGTACAACACGACGAACTGGTGACACTTCAGCCCCCATTTCCGCCAAGTCAACCTGACGAACACCAGCAGTTGCGGACTTTGCGGGACCACGGAGTAAACGACGACCGGCAATGGTGGCTCCTACGCCTCCAGCAAGAGCTAAACCTACGCCAATGCCGACTGATAGTGGATCAAACCCCTTTGATTCTTGCGATTCAGGTGCTTTGAGCTGATTACGACGGAATTCCAGTACTTCTGGCGCCATCTGAGCCCTTTCTTCTGGCGATTCGGGGACAGGAACCCCGGTTGCGCGACTATATGCGTAAAAATCAGCCGGAGAAATGGCCATTTGCAGTTATTACGGGTACTTTTGACCTGTTGTCATTCTATTGTTGACAAATCTTAAGTGTGCCGCCGTTATAGTAAGAGAAATGTGGTTGTAAGTTCCAGGGATGGACGCTGGTACTAGGCAAAAACGGGTTGAAGCCCTTGAAAAAATCAAAGACCGTGCCGTAAACATGGCAAAAGAAGGAAGAGATTCCTTTGAGGTACGAGATTTTGTTACTAAAGCCAAAAAAGAATTGGCATATGAGCTTCCAGATGAGGAAGCTTTTACAAAAGCTATGAATGCAACGTTGGCTTATAAACGCAAAAGCAACAAATAAGTAAAAAACAACATAAATTTTAATCGCGGAGTTTAACCACTCCGCTTTTTTGGCTGGTTTTTTGGGCTAATTAGGGAAAATAATTACAAAAATTGTTTTTATTTTAAAGACTGGCCCGTATATCTACCAGGTTGGGGTGATAGTTACTTTACTCTTCTCCACCCGCCCGTCCGAATGTGAATGTGGAGAGAAAAAAAAGAAAGGGCGGGGGTATGTGAAATGTAGGAGCCTGACTACGTTTAGTGAAGGTTACCTGACTACGTTGTGAGGATTCTGAAGGAAGCCTGACTACGTTGGATGGTTACTGTAGGTTACCTGACTACGTTTAGAGGAAGGATACCTGACTACGTTTAGAGGAATGAGAGATTCTATCGCGAAGGACGAAGGAAGTCAGGCGAGTTTACATTAATCTTTCCAATTCACAAGGTTAAGTATTAACTACGTTTCACACCGAGCGGGCTACGACCCGCTCTTATCTGTCTACGTTATGCGTCACTGCGCATATACACATAGCGATTGGTTACATATCTGATCAATTGCTTCGTTTGATACGAATTCGTATCACCATTTCGCTCTAATACGGTACAAAATCAATGCTTAGCGCTCCGCTCCGCTGGAAGTGCGTTATAGAACGGTGTAGAAATTGGGGGTTGACACGCCCTAATTTTCGTCTGTTCATTGATATTACTTGGCTTTCACTTCGCCAGAGGTGATGTAAGCCCAATGTGCACTAGGGCTTAGGCCCTCTCGCAGGGTTAGAAGCCCTGAACTTCCACAGGTTTAGGCCTGCCAACTAACTTCTGCCCTTTGCGGAGATAGGCACCGCACTATTGGAGTAGACCATGTCGGTTTACGTTGTTATCCTCTGTGATCTGTACCAGGATCACTTCAATATACGGAACATCTTGGGTTTATTTGCTAGCCGTGAAGCGGCTGACAAGTATGTTCAATCCCAAGAACTTGAGGAAGGTGAACGGTTTCTTGTTTATAAGGAATACGTTCGAAACTGATCCGTCAAAGCGGGAGGACAGGTGCAAACCCTGTCCCAGTTATTGCGTAGGTACACACGTACTACTGCGCATCCTGCCCGTAAGGGCAGGCACTCAACTCACTGCATTATCCTTATGTTTATCTATCAACCCAACCAGTATTCCGACGATCGTGTCGTATGGTATGGCGGTGAATCGACTCAGCTCCATTACGAGAAGGAATGTGTTGATGACAACGGCTGTCCTGAATGGAGAGGTGTTGCAGTACGTCCTTTTGGTAATGGGCTTCCCAGTGGCATGTCAGAAATGCATGCTGAGCTAGTTGATTACTACTGCTATTGCAACACGATGAAGTATGAAAAGAAGTTAGCTATGGCTGACTGATACTTGATTCCTGCACCTACCCATTACTTTTAACAAGAGGTGATGGGTTTCTGCAGGCTTCACACCTGCACAACTCAACTCAACCCAACAGAAGTCCCATGACTCCTAAAGCTGTTGAACGTCTTCTCACTCAAGAAGCTCGTCTTCTTGCACGTCGAGATACTCCTTTCATTGACCAAGAAATTGAGAGTCAGCGTCAAGCTGCTCTTGATGTCTTTTATCAGTGGCAAGATGGCTTGGTACAGTTCCAGGACATTGTTCCTTTTTGCGTGGTGCTCGAACGTAAAGTTCGTCTGAACCATGATCTTATTAGATGGGAACTTAACCATCTGATGGATTGATTTCTGCATTTAACCCTTCCCATCCATTGTGATGGGTGGGTTTACTGCAGAGTTCAACTCTGCTTGTTTACTTACTTAATTCAACTCAACTTATGGCTTACGCTGACCTCCAAACAATTTCACTTGTTGGTCGCATCGCTGATCTCACCGTCATTAAGACGGAAGATGAGCGTAACTGCCTCATTGTCACCCTGTATCACCGCATCTCACCAGATGCACTAATCACTGTTAAGTTCCTTAACTCCAACGGATTGCTCACTGCTTACACCAATGACAACTTGGTTGTAGGACAAGAACTTACCGTCGTTGGTAAAATTCAAGCCATTCGTTCTTTCTACATGAAAGACGATGAACTTACTCCGCTCAAGCAACCAGAGTTCCAACTGAAAGTCATCGACTATGCTTTTGGTTCCAAGCCTCAACCAAAGGCCGAACCCAAAGCTACCAAGAAGACCAAAGCTCAGCCTACGCTTGAGCCAGTGGAACTCTAATTGACGGTTACACTAAGGGACTTCGGTCCCTTTCTGTAGCCCTCGATGGCTACACCACTTATTACACATTCACTTCACAACATGAAACAAGTTATTAAACTACGTCCCAACAGTTATGTCCACCTTGATTCCTATGGCGAAGCTAAGGATTCATTTATTGCCAACATGCTGATTACTCTTGTTGTTGTCGGTATTGCTGCAATGACAGGAGCCGCTGCTGTTGGCGTGGACATTACTAACATTCAACCTATTACTATTCAACAATCCAAATGACTACTGCCCTTGCATCTCGTTTAGAAACTCTTGCTAATCGCATCAATCAACTCTTTGTTGCATTGTGTGAGAACTATGCCAAGAGCAATGCCGGTAGTAAGTATTACCATCCGGATCAACTTAGTTTTGAAATCGTTTCAGGAACTAAGTACCACAAAATTGTCATGCACCACCAGGGCAGTCGATCTGTCCATGCGTTTGTCCACAAACAATCTGGTGCTGTCTACAAACCTGCTAGCTGGAAATCACCAGCTAAACACGTGCGTTACAACTTGCTTGATGACGCATCGTTCGAGGATTGCCTCAAGCGTGCTGACTGGGCAGGTGGGTATTTATACCTACCGTAAGCCCCAGCTTTGCACACTAGCAAATCCTCGCTATCCTATCAACGTTCCCAACTCATACCATGGAACTTCTATCCCAGCTTGACGTTCAGAACCCTGATCACGTCAGCGTTATTACCCGGTCTGGTCGTGTCATTATCTCCGTTCGTAAGAATGGATCTGATGTGACTGTCGGTTTTCCCGTCAACACATCAATCTTTGACACTACCCCCAGACCCCCGCTGGCACAATCAGCGCCAGCACCTAAACCTATTAGAGACGAACTACGTCAGAAACGTATTGAATCAGCTGCCGCTCGTATGAGTAAAGCTGCTCGTTTTAATACCAAACTCACATTGCAATCAGCACGTCAAATTAAAGACATGCTGGTAGACAAAGAGATTATGGCTAAGTTCAGGTCTAGGCACCAAGCTCATTTGCAAATTGCACAAGCCTATGGTGTGAGCGTTCATGCCATTAGGGCAATTGACAAAGGTACGGCTTGGAAATCTGCCTGACTTATGCCACGTCTTGGGCAGGCGAAGCGTAATGTTTAATCAATGGACTCACTTGGATTTATCCCAGTGGGTCCTACACACCTTCGGTGACGTTAAACTGCCTATTCTTTTTGGCTACACAGCATTCAACTCATGGATCTTAATCAATTCGAAAATGACATTCCATCTGATGCACTTGATGCATTAGCTGATCTTGCTTATGAGCAACGTCAAGCAATGATGGAAGAACTCATTACTCAACCATCTACAACTCATGAAACCATCCTCTACTCCCCAACAACATGACATAGTTTTGGTATTGATATTCATTATCATTACCAGCGTTCAGCTCTTCATTCAATTCATTGCAGAACTATGGCATTTCATCCAGTTACCCAAGAAATCGCAGAAGCTTTCGGCTATGAACCCATGTCCGAAGCTGAGCGTAATCAACAATTCCAGCTCACTCCAAACTACGACTCCATTCAAGACGGAGTCCCAAAAGCTGGAAGTATCTATCTCAACAAATGCGGAGTCTATCGCTATTACTGGATCCCAGAAGGTGACAACTACACCGACGAAGAGAAAGGTGACCTCCAAGGCTGGTACGATATCCCGCTCAACGAAGACATCGAAGACTGGTGTTTCGATTCCTGCGCTTTCACGCCAGCGGAAGATGAAGTCGAACCTGACCACCCAGACAGCTGGCTTAGGCTTCTCGGTTTGATTTAAGTATTGTTTGCCTACAAGAAACTGTCAATACTGCCCACAGCCTGGATCATTAAAGATCCGGTTGACTCTTCCAAATTCCAACGCACTTCCGACAATGCAAAAGTATTTAAATGAGTATTTCGCAGTTTGCGAAGTCTTAGCTGATCTCAAAGCTATTATCCAACGTGAAAATGAACGCCATGAAATGGATCAACACCTTGTTCCATCCATGCGTGATCTAATTGAAAACGAAATTATTCCTTTGCTTGAAAATGAGATTGATGCAGATCCAACTCCTCAATATCTCTACGACGACACCGGTGGTGAACCTCCGATGACTGCAGCGGAAATACATCACGTTGCCTGGGTGCAACACCAGGCTTTGCACTCGTGATTTTATCTACCGCAAAGTTAAGAAACCATTAAGAAGTAAGGGCTGGTTCGCATTAGAACCTAAGTCTGGTGCGGCCAGACGCCCTTTGCTTCATCATTATTCCGGTTGGGCCTGAACCAAGCGGAATCCCCTTAAACAATCCACTGGCCAGTGGGTCCCTGCAGGAGACTCACTCATTGTAACCACAGTTACAGGTCCATGGCCAGGGGTTGACACATCTGGTAAACTTACAATTCATCACACCATCAACTTATGTCACAGCTCAACGACGCACCCAAGCCCCGCATCCCTGATGCAATGGATTTCCAACGGCTGCAAGCAATGCAGATCGTTGCCAAGATGAAGGAATCAGCTGACAAATACGGTGTTGGATTCGTTGGTGGATTTGTATCTGCCAACGGTGAAAAATTCATGATGTCCAACATGTCAGATGAAGACACTTTAATGCTCTTGCCTGAAGATCTCCAATGAAAGAAGTTATTTACTACAAAATCATTTCAATTGATGGACGTGATCACACAATTAGTTGTTGTGATTATTCAGAGTCCATTAATGAATTAATTAAAGACAACATTCTTGAAGACAATGATTCAGAAATTGTTGATCACATTTTTCAAGAGGAATGTACGTGACTAACAATCAGTCCGAACTAATTGATGCACTTATTGGAGATTTTAACTTTGAACGTGTGTTAACTGAATCATGTACTTGGGATGACTGACAAATCACCAATTAATTTTGATAGGACAATCCACGGCTTCAATATTACGGAACATGGCATTAAGTCTTATACAAAATCATTCAAGCTTGGACCGTTTCAGTTAACACTGAACGCCCGTAAGTCTGGTGTCCTTGGGTCGGTATCGATCCCTGGTACTGGCTTGTCCAAGCGAAACATCAACCTATTCAATTTCAACTCATGAATCCAACTGAACTCACACAACTTATTTGCATGATGGAAACACGGGGCGGTTCTTTTGTAGCCGCCATCGGTGCAGCCTTGCGTTATGCAGATCCTGTCAATCGGCAACGATTGCTTGATGCATTTCCAGATCTTGTAGAAAAGTATGGCCCCAACGGCATGTTTGCTGTTGCTCGTGCCATGGCAGAAGACCTTATCTCAAACAAATCATGACCGTCCTTGCAATCGAAGACACTTCTATTGATGGATCCCATGTCACAGTTACAGCTGTTGTGGATGAGATGCGTCTCATCTACCGTGCAACTCAGTTTGAACCTGAGGAATATGCTCCTGCATTATGCAGCGCAAGCTTTGAGCTGGATCCAGAGGAACAAATTCCTGTTGATGAAGATGGCTTCTGTAGTTATCTTGATCAACGAGATTTGCTCTGGCAACTGGTCGACACTTCCGACTGGGATCTAGATTGATTCACTGTCCTGAGCATGACATTAAACTGCTCAACACTACGAACTCAACTCTGAACTCACCATGCAATTCCGACTCCCAGAACAACTGCAAACTGAGTTGCTTGCGTATGATCCCAAGCTTAAAGCTCTAGCTCGCAGTCAAAATCCTAAGAAACAAACCAAGAAAGCAACGCATCCACTTGGTAATCCAAATGATTTGATTCCAGATGATGTTGTTCGTGCATCGCTGCTTCAAGATGCAATCGATAATATCAACGGTAATCCTGCCGCAGGTAGGTTTCAAATCTTTACCAAAGTGGTAGATGTTGCTACACCCGAAGCACGTACCGTTACTGTTGCCATTCTTTACTACTATGAGCAATGCTGGTATGCAGCATGGCTTCCGCCCAAGGGTAAAGAAAATGAGTATCTCTACGGTTATGCATATGCATATAAAGATACTGCAACAGCATTGAAAATGGTATCACGCTCACTAAATGAAGAAAGACATGAAAACCTAACAGTTGAAAAGCAATATGGACGCAGCAAATTTTTTGTGCGTCAAGCTGTTATTACAATTGAAGATGTGCGTAAATCTAAATATGATCAATCGGTAAGACGTTGGAATATTCCAGGTGTTACTTCGTATTATCGAAAATCGCAAGATATGTACAGAGCAATTACTGGATTCGAAGACGCATTGCGTAACAAAATTCCTACCTGGTCTGATTCCAGGGGGATCTTTGATCGTGTTCGTTGCACTGGAATCGGTAACCTTCTGATTGAAGAAGCAACACCCAATGTAGTTGCTGATCTTGAATCGTGGTTGCCTTCATATGAATCGTTGATGCAGATCATTGATTCAGATCCAGGGGAGTATCCATATCGTTTGGTAGAGTATCGTTCGTTTGCATCTATTAAGCACATTATTAATACACCGTATTTCCGTAGGTGGATTCAACAACAATGTGATTTATCCATTGCTACATTCAATAATCCAGCCACAGAATATGCGGCAGATGTCAAGCGTCCGTGGTTGACAATCAAAGCATATCTCGGTGCTATCAATAGTATCTACGCAATCTGGCCTAATTGTCCCATTGATTACTATCAAAATAATATTGACGTATTGCTCGGTGTTACTTTCCGTTTGAATCAAAACGAAAAGACATTTGAATGGCTACGTCAACATATGCCAATTGCATCATTTATCGGCATCTTGTCTAAGTTTTACCAAGAACAATTGCAAGAGGCTAAAAAAGATAATCGTTTGCACCACCGCCGTAGCTTGTATTATAGCGAACGTTTGGGAAGAAACGTATTTAGCTTCTCTGATCTCAGTGATGCACTATCAATGCTGACTCAGGTTCTATCCCATGGAGATCTTGAACCACCTAAGCGTTGGCGCATCGCTGAGTTCCATGATTATGTACAAGGTGAAGCCTGGAAGATCAAGAATCCAAATGAAGGTCTGCCCCAAGACTTGTTCCCGCAACCAGTCAAGGTGCAACTTGATGGTGAAACTTGGTTATTCTTCCAGCCATATGACACACACCAGCTGTCAAGCTGGGGTCAAGCTGTTCGTAATTGCATTGGTTCTGCTACGCATTATGCGGAAGACTGCAAGAAGAAGAAACACTTTATTGTTCTGTGCATGATTGACGGTAAGCCTCAGTTCACCATTCAACTCACCGTTGATATGGGTATGATGTCCGTCAAGCAAATTGCTGGCATTGCCAACAAGAGTCTCACGCAAGAACAGAAAGATCAATACACTCAAGCATTTGGCTTGGCCTTGCAATCTCGTAACGCTCAGCTAGTATCTGCGTAGTTTCCACGGCTTGCCGGTCTTAGTCTCGTACTAAGGCCGGTACCTCGTACTTATGGAATACACTGACGATCAACTCCTTGCCATGGCACTTGGCAATATCGGTGATTTCATCCATGACAATTCACCACACTATGTGTTGATCGAAGAAGATTTTCGCAACGATGAGGACTACGACACTTGGGATTATGGCACTGAGCCATTGCCCCAAGATCACACTTGGCGTCATACATCTATTGATGTTTGTGTAAGTCCAAGTGCGCCTGAGTAGCCCAGCGGAAGAGGCAAACGACTTAAAATCGTTCCAGCGTGGGTTCGAATCCCACCTCAGGTACCAACACACTTCATTTCATTTGGTTTTATCATGCACATTCCTTTGTATAAAGACCCGTTTGAACCTGGTCGTAATTCTTTACTAACCAGAGAACAAAGAATTTATTTGTACAGACAACGCAAATCTGGAACAACGTTAAAACAGTTATCAATAGAATTAAATATTACAAAAGAACGTATACGACAAATTTATTTTAAAACAAATAGAATTATTGATTCTATTAAAGTAATTAATAAAGAGAAGTATCAAACAATGGTTTAATTTCTGGGCGTCCACATGGTGTAAGCCCCAGTTTAGTTCAATTCAATTCATTACAACAATGGAATTCCTTTCTGCTTTTCGTCATTTCATCCCTGAGTTCCACGCTTACTCTGATGACGAGCAGCGTTACAACCTTGGAGCAACCTGGACAGCGGCTGACGGTCTTAAGGACTATCACAACTTCGAACTACGGTACGTACGTAACTCAGAGCGTCTTGCTCTCCAGGGTGATCCCCAGCCTGATGGCAGCTGGAAGTATGTGGAACCTTGCGGACGTATTCACACTATGTCCGCAGAACGAGCCAAAGCTTTCATGGAGCAGACTCATCATCATGCCACCATCATGTGCGGGATGCTTGATCGCCTGAAAGATGCTGGTCTCATGGAACCGGTCATTGACACGAACGCACAACCTGCCTAATGTGTAGACGCACTTCCCCCCGTCCCCATCGGGGGGATTTTTAATTGCATTATGGAAACCAACTCAAACCCAAACAAAGGTATTGACCTTAACCTTGTCGATCAAGTTGTAGCTCACATCCCAGCTTGGACTTGGACTGTAGTCAAAAAACAACTGGTTGACGCACTGGTTAATGCAATGCCTACCACGGTGCTTGAGAAATTGACAGGAGATCCAACCGACGATGATCGTGCATTGGAAATCCTGGATGATTATTACAAAACAAATGACATGAATCAAGAACTAATCATTGATGCGTTCAAAATCTTGGGTGAAGAGCACACTGTTTATTTGCTTGATGCTTTGCAGCTTGACAAGATCAAAGCGCCACAATGAAATGCCGCAATTGCAACAGTAAAAACACACGTGTCATTTGCACAGATCAATTTGATGTAGTAACTAAACGTTACTGCCGGTGTCTTGATTGCAACACTAGCTTTCGCACTGTCGAACGCTACGAAGTTGCTAAGCCTATACCGTTGAATCCAGCTCCCAACATTGGAGTAGACAACCCAAACTCAAGGCTTACCACCAGGGAAATCCTAATGATCAGACACTTACATCAAAAAGGATTAAGCAATGGTCAACTAGCAATTCGTTTTAATCAATGCCGTAGTACCATCAGTCGTGTTGTCAACTACAAAACTTACACAAACATTAAGTAATTTACATGACTACTAAAGAACAACCTAAATTCAACATTGGTGATCGCGTAGCCGAGAAACCAAAGCCACGTGCAATTTTGACGAATAAACCTGAGGTCAGGGAAAAGATTAAACCTTTTACCACTCAAAGGTATGGCACTGTACTTGATACGGTATATAAGCCGGTTTCCAATGGAAAGCGGGTTCCATACGTAAAGATTATGTGGGATTATTCCAGCTCTCCATCAGTTCATTCACAGAATAGAATCTGTCTTCAACAAGATTTGGCTGAGGAAATGGACAACTACTTCACTGCAACTTCATGACATGACTGTTGAACTCACTTGGGCAACACCAAACGCCGAAGCACTCATCGTTGAAATGGCACGTGTCTCGGCACCAGAGAACCAAAGTAACTTGGATACAGCTCCAAGGTTATTGAAGTATCTTATTCGCAATCACCATTGGTCTCCATTTGAAATGGGAAACATGTGCGTAAAGATACACACGGAACGTGACATCTCTGCACAAATACTTAGGCATCGATCATTTAGTTTTCAAGAATACAGTACGCGCTATGCAGAAGCGCAGGCTTACACTATGCCTCAATACCGTAGGCAAGACTTTGCTAATCGCCAAAATTCAATCGATGATTTATCTCCAAGTATGCTTGATGAATTAACTCGATTAACGGACCAAGCGTTAACAAATGTTGATTCAATTTATAGACGCATGCTTAGTCTTGGTGTTGCGAAAGAAACAGCAAGGCGCATACTTCCACTTTGTACAAAAACAACTTTGTATATGAATGGAACTTTACGTAGCTGGATTCATTATCTTCAGCTGCGTACCCATGAATCAACCCAACTTGAACACAGGCTTATTGCAAAACAAATCCAGGCTATTTTTATGGAACAATTCTCAGTAATAGCTGAGGCTGCCTTTGAAACTCACAACTGATTACGACATGATGACTTCTGAACTTCGTCGACTTAACTACAAAAGGAGAGAGTCTCAGCTCCTGGAAGAACTCGAATGCTTTCATCCAGTGATTGAAAAAGTATCACGTGCCATAAGCGACTGGCAATCAGAGCGTGATTGGTATTTTCAAACGGATCGTGCCTTCAGGACGTTAGATGCTGTGGCAACTGAATTGAATAAGGAAGGGCATCGTGAAGCAGCAAGTTACTTGTTGCGCATCATCGGTAGTCACATACCCAAACCTCGCTCTGCTGACAGCAAGCCTGAAGAACCTCAACGTCTTAGCCAACTGTACTTCTGATGGACATCAAAGAAACCACTGTTATCAAAGAAGAATTCAGCATCGATGAAGACAAGTACATCGCAGAGATTACTCTTAATCTCAACGGTGAATCTTCTTGGATTGAATACAGAGAGTACGAAAAGGATGGTGTTGGTTCTGCCATGTCAAGTGAAGTGACCATCCCATCGATGCACTTAATGGAAGAACTTGGTAAACGCCTATTGCGTTATGCAAACCTCTATCGATTCAACAAAGCAACAGACGAAGAACTTACTTAAGTTGACCACCAGTTACATATGGCATGTAATGGTGACCACGATAAGTAAGACCAAGCCAAGGACGATGAGCTAAATTCCACCAGGCTCGTTGTTTCTTGGCTTCTTCTTCTTTGTAATACTTGCAACCTCTGTAAGTAAGCTGTGTCATGACTAAAAACAAGCGGTGGGTTGTTTACCTAAAACCTTTTGATTGTTCGCAGTTTCTTTTGAAGTGCGGACAATCTTTTTCTTTTTGTCAATCAAATAAACAATGAAGCCTTTATGCATGATTCTGTATCTATTGCTACGGAAAGTATATGACGATTCATGTATATGATGTCGTTCATCCAGATACAAACTTATAAAATTTTTTGTCCTAAGCATGACATTAAACTGTTAGGTGCATATAAGTTTTACTTATGTGTGGCCGTACATTCTTCAACTCAACCCAAGTCAACACAATGAAACTTCTCAAGTTCTCCACGGGTAATGCCAAGCTTGGTAAGCGTCTCATCTTTAATCTCCCAGCGGGCTATGCATGCCCTAACGCAGGCGTATGCAAGACCATGGCTGATAGAACTACAGGTGAAATCAGAGACCTGCCACAGCTCAATGGAACGCAAGCAGATGAATTCCGCTGCTTTGCTGCAATGGCAGAGACCAGGCCAAACGTACGTGATTCCAGGTGGCACAACTGGGACTTACTGCGTGAAGCCATGTATGAATCCAGTGATCAACTTAAAGCACTGACTTCTATCATCGAACTATCGCTCATGGTTCAGCCAAAGCTGGACCTATGTCGCATTCACGAGTCAGGCGACTTCTGGACTGAGCAGTACCTACGTGCATGGCTCAACGTTGCACGTAACAATACCGACATCAAGTTTTACGCCTACACCAAGTCTCTTGGTATGTGGCTCAGTTGTCAGTCCGAAATCCCATCCAACGTCTATCTCACCGCATCACACGGTGGTACTCTCGATTACTTAATCTCCAAACATAAAGAAATCTTTAAGAGAGTAGCCTACGTTGTGTACACGGAAGAACAAGCAGAGGCACTGGGACTCGAGGTGGATCACGATGACTCACATTGTTTCGGCACTAAGCCATTCGCACTATTGGTACATGGCTCCCAGCGGGCAGGATCCGATGCCAGTAAAGCAATATCTCAACGTAAGTCCCAGGGGAAATTTGTTGGTTACAACAAAGCCAAACAACAACATTACTTAGTGCTTGCATGATTTAAAAAATCCATTACCATCTGTAAGTTCTTTTTGCTCCCCCTGACCCCCACCGGGGACCACCAGGGGGTACTCTCTTTATTAAAGAAACTTACTTATGTCTTACATTATTGCCACTTGGAAAGGTACCACTCCTTACGGAGTAAGGGCCGATAGAGACTCCAATTCATTTCAACTTATTCCGCTAGTATCAGACGTAGCCCTGAGCCAGGTGTACTCCTCGCCATACCAATCAGGAGCACAGTCAATACTTAAGTGGATCAAAGAAAATGACACAGTTCTCTCCGGTGAAGAATTCGAAGTTTGCGATGAAGGACGTTTCCGGAAGTGAGCGGTGGTACGTTGTTGATATTGAAACAGATAACCTTTACGACAAAGTTACAAAAATATATTGTATTGTTCTCCACGATGTCCAAGGAGAACAGACTTTTACTTATGGGCCTGATCGTATTGCTGACGGTCTTGAGCATATGGCTAACGCTCATGTGCTCATTGGTCACAACATCATCTTTTACGATCTGCCGGTTATAAGAAAACTTTATCCTTTTTATACATTTAAAGCAGCTCGACTTATCGACACACTCATTTGCACTCGACTTATCTGGCCTAAGGAAGTTCTTTATGATCTCGACACAGAACAATATACGGAGGTTCCAAAGAATCTCTGTGGTTCAGCCTCGCTTAAAGCATGGGGCTACCGATTGGCAGACAATAAAATTGAATTTAAAGACTTCACGAAATTCTCTAACGAAATGTTGGAGTACTGCGTCCAGGACGTTAATGTCACCACTCAACTCTTTAGGCTTGTTCAAAAGCAAAACTATAGAGAGTCGGCATTACGGCTTGAACATGATTTTGCCATCTCCATTAATGAACAAATTAGAACAGGTTTTCCTTTTGATGTTGATGCATGCCTTGATCTTGTGGATGTGCTTAGAACAAGACAAACGGAACTCGAAAGCAATTTAAAAGAAATCTTTCCGCCTATTAAACATGAAGAAGTATTTATTCCCAAAGTAAATAACGCTAAACGTGGTTATGTCAAAGGCGAACCATTCACTAAAGTCTTGTACCAAGAATTTAATCCTGGCTCTCGTGAACAAATTGTTGAAAGACTTAAAAACAAATACGGGTGGTCCCCTGCAAAAACTACGGATAAAGGCAATCCGGTGCTTAATGACGATGTACTGGAAGCACTTCCATACCCCGAAGCAAAACCACTTGCGGAATACATGCTTGTCAAGAAACGTCTTGGGCAAATAGCTGATGGATCCAACGCATGGTTAAAGCTTGTCAACAATGACACCGGTTGTATTCACGGTGATGTAATTACTAACGGCTGCATTACGGGTCGTTGTGCGCACCGTAATCCCAACATGGGTCAGGTACCTGCAAGTTATTCGCCATATGGAAAAGAATGCCGATCATTATTCCATACGCCCCAGGGATGGGCATTGATTGGTGTTGATGCCAAAGCGTTGGAACTCAGATGCCTTGCTGGTTATTTGGCACATTGGGATAGTGGTGAATACGCACGTATTGTTACTGATGAATCAATTGACATTCATGTTTATAACCAAGAGCGATTTGGTGTAGCTACCAGGGATATCAGTAAGCGTTTACTCTATGGGCTTCTATATGGGTGTGGTGCATTGAAGGCTGGCACTATTATTGATCCGAATGAAAAAGATGAAATTGTTCTGCGTCGTATGGGAGGTAACGCAATTAATTCATTCATGAATAGTGTGCCTGCTTTGCGTCAGCTTAAACAAAAGATTGAATCAACTATTCAAGAACGTAATTACTTGCGTGGGCTTGATGGCCGTGCACTTTTTTGTAGATCTGAATTCAAAGGATTAAATGTTTTATTGCAATCATCTGGTGCATTAATTATGAAACAAGTTGTTATTGAACTTCACAAAACTATGTATGAAGAAGGGTATGTCTACGGCATGGACTGGCAGCAAAATGCCATGATCCATGACGAACTTCAATTGTCTTGTCCGTCTCACATGATTGACACTTTGAAACAAGAAGCGCTTGATTCATTTCCAAAAGCTCAGCAATTCTTTGGATTTCAATGTCTTATTGAGGGTGATGCCCATGTAGGATCCTGCTGGGCTGAGACGCATTAGCTAATGACAAATCAACTAACTCCTGAACAAATCGATGCATTTCTAGATTTGCCATGTCAGTTAAAAAACCCGGATTGTTTGAACGTATTCAAATGTCAGCTGGCAAGATGCCATTATGGAACTGGGCAGACAATGTAACTGTCGGACTGGCAGCGCTTGTCGTCTTGGTTGCCGTTGTGGCTGTGCTGCTAGTAACTTGTAAGGTTTAGTTACTAGTTCATTTGTTTTGTTACTTCGTCCCAGGTATGACGTTAAACTGCCTTCTACTACTCTTTTGTATCTATGAACTTTGTAAGCATTTGCGCACAAACAACTGAGGAGCCTCGCGAGGTTTACGTCAGTGCCACATCTACTGCAATTCGTTGCAATGTTTTGTTGCCTCCAGTAGGGAACAAAGCACCTACTCCAATTGAACTTAACGTTTATGGAAAAAACTCAGAGCGGTTTGCTCGTACAACGAAGCACTCCAAGGTCTTCATTCATGGCGCAAAATTACGCTTTGACCTTGACTCCAGAACGTATTCATTGCATGGAGGAGTTATCGCTACGGTTGATGAAACGTTCCCTATCTTTAACACAGTCATCCTCAGTGGCCGTTGCGTTAAAGACATCTATCGCGATGACGAACGCGCTTTCAAAACAACCACTGATGGATTGATGGTCTGCAATCAAACCTTATCAGTAAGTACTGGTAAGAACCAAGCAGATCTGTTTAACTTTTATGCAATTAATACAAGTCAAGACAAGTTAAACAATGCGGAACTACTTGTTAATTTCACGCGTAAAGGTGTTGGCCTCACGATTAATGGCCGTTTGGTTACTGATGAATGGAATGATTCTCAAACCAAAGAACGCAAGCATGCTACCAAGATCCAATTGGTAAGTATGACCCTGGCTCCCAAGGCTTCGCTGCCTAATAAAGATGGTGAAGGTCGGGAGATTAAACCGCAGACAACAGTTAACGGTGCAGGGAAAGTTGCTTCGCTTTGGGGCGGAAAAACATTGGATGACAATCCTTGGGATCAGACGAGCGGGCTACCGGATTTGCCTGGTCAGTACGGTGCTGCACCTGATCTTGACAACGAACCTTTCTAATTAACTACTCACCATGACTTCTGAATCACTAATTGAATTCCAACGGGGAATTGACTTTGAGGAATTAACGCTTCAAGATTGTATTGCTATTAATTTTTATTTGGATAACGTTGTAGAACTTTGTGTTAAAGGAGAAACAAATGCAGATCAAGTAAGAAATAACTTAGATCTATTAGCCAAATCTGCATATTCTATTGCAGATGTTTTTTGTCAAATGCGTAAAAGAATACGAGAATCAATTGAAGAAACAAATGAAGAAGAAAGCGAGGTTGCGTAATGGATAATTCAAAACTTGTGTTTAGTTACACTGATGAAGATTCAAAGATTACTTATGAATCGATGGGTGTAACAACAGATGAAGTAATGCATCACGTTGTTTGTTTTCTGTTGTCTATGGGTTACGCACGGGAGAGTATTCACTCAGCCATGCAAGAAATCGTAGAGGAACATGAAGACTATTTACGAAATGAGCCTAACTATAAACTTGAATTGCCGCCAGACGTAGTCTGAAGGCACGTCCTGGGATGACGTTAAAAGCATCCATTCATCACAACGAAATCACCATGAGTGAACCTACGATTGCTGAATTAGTTGATTCCACTACTAACTACTTGAAACCTACTAAGACTATGACTGTGAAGAAAACTTTTGCCCTTGCCACCCGTGGCCTGGATTCTTTCAAACTTTTCCAAGATAAGCAATTCGTCTCCGGCTACCAAAACCTCGTCACCATCCAACCCCTTAACAAATCGAAGACACGAGGTTGGTTCGTGCGGAAGTCAGATCTGGACACTTGTGGATGGAACGCCACTGAAAGTGACTTTGCTAAAGGTTCAGTCATTTGGGACTACAAGCAAACTTTCGGTATGGCTCCCAATACTTCAGTGGAAGAAGGGCTCAATTTTGTTGAGCCTCGAATTCAAATCCTTCTGCGTTCCCCGCTTATGGTAGAAGAAGCTAAAGGAATGAGGCAGACAATTGGTACCTTTGATAATCCAGAGGTTAAAGAACTTTGGGAAGCTGACAAGATTGCAGCTGATCTTGAAAAAAGTAAGGGTAAAATGCATGATCGTAAGTACAGTGTACGTACAAAATACTTGGTGTACGTTCTGACCCAGGACAATAAGCGAGCCCATAAGATCCCAATGGTTCTTACCTTAAAAGGATTGAATGGTACTGATATTTCCGAAAAGGTTCGGATGTATGAAAAAGAAATGTCCAAGTGTTTAAGCAAAGCTTTGGATTCAGAAATTCCTCTTGCATTCAATGAAAAGTTCTACGCCACTACCGTATTTGCTCCGGTACTTGCCAATGAGATGCGTGGCGCCAACAACGTTGAGATCTGCGCAATTGAATCTTTTGACATCCCTGATTACAGCTCACAAGATGAAGCGATTGCTTCCTTGAATCGCCTCAGCATTCCCGATGAAGATCGTGAATCTACCTGGAAATTCCAGGATATGTTTGCGGACTACATCAATCAACATGCACGGCAAGATGCTGAAAAGCTAGGTGGTGCTTATGGAATCAAAGAGGGCGTTGAGATTCTGCCTGTTACGCGCACCATGGAAACTGAAGTCAAGGCTTTGCCTGGTCGTGATGCAGTAACAGGAGAAGACGACTCACTCCTTTGATTTGATTGGGGGGTTAGCCAGATCGTCTTCATTAATGGAAACGTTATTGAAGATAAACATGTCTTGGACTAATCCCCTTATTACTCCTTGTCTGTTAGTAGCGATCTGCGCAAGCATGGTCGCTATTTCTTTTAAAGTACTAACTGAATTACATTCATCAATCGTACGTTTGACTGTTTCATGCCAGAACTTATCGTTAAGCGAAGGTTCTATTTGAAACCTAGTCAACGGTACATACTTAATTTCTTCCATTGTTTGTATTCAGTTGTACTTAATTTTACTTCCATAGTAAACAACAATTTTTTTCTTTTAAATGTATTAAGAATTACACCATGAAATCAGAATACAAAGCTGCATTAAAAGCAGCGGCTCCTCTTGGCTTGGTTGGTGCAGGGGTTCTTGCTTTAATAGGCAATCCTGCTGCCTGGGCGGTGCTTGCTTACAGCACGTATCGACTTGGTAAAAACGCGTACCAAGAAGAACAACTTCGTGGTAGGCTGCGCCAGTCAGGAAAAGACTACGACCTTTTCATCTGACTTTTATTACTATTTCAACTTAACCATGACAACAACTTTAACTGAATTAAATGAAGCTCAAAAACTTATTTACACACGTTCAAGCATCGCTCGGGCATTCCCTGAGTTCGATGATACGAATGTCGCCCGAATCTATCTACATCAAGATTCTTGCCGTGTGGCTTATCGCGACGGTGCTGAGGTTGATTATCCACGTCAACAAATAAAAAATTCTTATCAAGACTTTACTACCAGGCTTAAAAATTTCTTTTCGTATTTGGGACCTAACTATCGTGGGCCCAGCATCTGGCACCACAATGCCTACATCATGTTTAAAGGATGGTCTTATGCACACTCGTTGGGGCATCGTTCGTTTAATGCGCAGCTTCAAGCTCAGTGGGCTGATAAGTTTATTCATTTATCAGACCAAGCTAAACTTCGTGCACTATTGCAATCTGATCAAACTGATCTGGGATATTTGGTTGCCCCTGATGGTTTCCAAATTATTGAGCAGGCTCGCCTTGGCAGCTGCGCAGATGGCGAGGAAGACTCAGATTCGGCCTCGCAAAAAACTGCGTCATTACCATCGTGTACTTGCGGCTCATTTCAACGACAACTAAACAATTTGTCTGAACTTCAACAAGAAATTCCTGGGTACCAGCCATCTTGTATCCACTTGACTTGGTTTAAAAAGTACAGGGAATTGCTTTGTCGTCGTACTGAAATCAGAAACGCATGCCCTGCGTATGCTCCTGATAAATGCGTGGCTTGGTGGTATGCGCCACCATCTGAGGCAACCGGTCATGGTCGATTCCTTTTGCTTCATACCAAGCATGGGGCGCAGGCTCCGATTACTCATTGGCGAACTTACAAACCAAACGACATCTTTACAGAAGATGATGCTTGGTCTTTGTTTGACAACATGATGGAAGCAGGCTATGTTCCTTTCCCAGGAACTTCATTGCCTCAACTTAAAGCCGCAACCAACAAAGATGGATGAACGCGTCCAACGTCTATTAGAGTCAGGAATGGCCGAACCATTTCCCACAACCAACACCACCCTTAAACGCACTCACAAAACTATGGATCAAACAAGCGACGGTCGTTATCGTTACGATGTCTATATCGATGAAGATGTACATTGGATTCTTGTTGAACTTGGCGCTCGTAGCAAGATGCACCAGGAGGATTATGTTGAGCAAATCTTGACTGAATATGCTTGCCTTGCATTAGAAAGGCGATCCACTACAACGGAGGCTGACCATGACGAGCTGGGTGAACAAACTAAAGATTGACGTTGTCGATGAAGAAGATGGGTCTTGTACTATTCACATCGAATGGGACGAAACAGATCCGGACTTAACCCTATGGACTAGCTGGGGCAAAGACGGGCAAAAATCTTTTGTTCTTGAAGCTTTACAAAATGCCATTGACAATGCGCTTTCCAATCATGACTCTTGAAACTTACGGACTTCAGTTTGATGCGTACAAAGAGCTCTTCTTGTCTGAAGCAGCTCACTTACTTTATTTGTACTACGAGTTTGAAATGATGAGCAATGAGCAATCTCAACATCTGTATGGATGGTCAAAGCTATGTGAAAAAACAAGGTACGATTTATTTTCCGATGCCATATATTCAACCAATGATAGAGCCCGTGCAAAACAAAAGAAAGAAAACCCAGAAACGGTCAAGGACGATTATGAGTTTATGTCTCTTGGCACAAAAGAAATAAAGGAGGAGATCCAGGCGATCAATGCCAAGATCGAAGCCTTGGTCGATTACGTTGGCAATCTAACTAACGTAATTAAAGCTGGGCTTACGGACTTGGCTGACACCCCCGAGGGTGGGGCTTGACACGCACTATAGACTAGACACGCGTCCTGGTCACGACGGTAAACTGACCGCAACTCAATCCAACACCATTATGTTCGAAGCCATTTTTTCTTCTGTTTTTCCCTTGCTTAAAGATCTTCTCTGGACAGCAGCCGCAGCGCTGCTGGCCTACACACTCAACAAACTTCAACTTCAATTCAATTGATTCATTGAACCATGACTCAAATTACACACACTAAACTCAAAGAGTTAAATGTCATCCAGCTTTACGAGCACTATGGTGCCTTGGAAAGGTCTCTTCCTTTACTCACTCCTGAGTCTCAAGAGCTGGCAAAGGCTGAATTGGAGGCTTGTGTTTCCTTACGGTCTGAAAAAATTGATCGTATCTACTATGCAATGGCGTCCCATGAAGACGCGGTAGAGCGTATTAAAAAAGAAAAGGTTCTTATTTTCCAGGCGCAAAAACATCATGAGTCTCAAGTTGATAGCCTAAAGGGGCTACTTAATTACCTAAAGCGTTCTTTGCCTGCAGACACTACTAAAATCACAGGCAAGAACTACCAATTTACCTTGGTAAAGAAAAAAGACTTGACTGTTGAAGTCAAATCAAGCGTGGACGATTGGTCCTCAGAAGAACAACAAAGTTTTTGTATTCAAGAAGAAGTCACCACAACCAAGCAAATTGTGGTACGTTCTATGTCAGGGGATGTTCTTGAAGAAAGAACTGAGCCCACCACAAAAACAACCGTACTTCCGAACCTTGATGCAATACGCCACGCCCACCAAACAGGTAAAGCACTTCCAACTGGAGTCAAAGTCTTTCAAGAATATGGCATACGTTCAAAACGAATCTACAGCAAGTCTTCAGTGGAACTGGAAGCATCCGAGTATCCAGGACAATTTCTTCCTGAAGATTGATGCACCAACATGTGCAGAAGACGCATCAATCAAAATGAGTTGTCATCAACATGCCGTCAAAGACTTTGAACTTCAAATTGAAATGAATGAGTTAGAGATGAGCATGCTTAAAGATGGAGACGATGTGCTTCCGTACAACGAGTCCAAGATGGAGGAATTAGAACAAAAAAAACTAAAGCTGCTTTTGGGTAAGAGGTTTCACCAAAACGCCATGAATGCCTATTGGTATTACTTGGAACGGTCTGGTAAATAAACCAAACTACAATAAAAGTAACTAAGCACAAGTCCCATGACAGAAGATAACCTTACCCAATTAATGGCAGGTTTCACCTGTGATGGGACTCCTCTTTCTGCTTTGATTGGATCCAAGCTGGAATGGGGTGTAACCGTCTTAACGGCAGCAATGTTGGCCAATGAAAACTTGGCTTCTCAAATGACAGCAGAAGAAATGGTTGATGGCGCAATCAATTATTACAATGTAATTCAAGAACGGCTTGGGTTTTACCAGCAGCATCAAGCTCATTCTTTAGAGCGACTGCTGCAATAATAAAAACCTGGTACACTAACAAGGTTTTTATTTCCATCAATGGAAGCACCACCTGTTGCAAAGCTCACACTTAATTTCCAAGTTGAATTGGAACTTGAATACGATTCGTTTAGAGGCCGCACTGCCGAGCAACTAGCCGAAGGTGTCCAAGACGAGCTAGACGATTTACTATTTGATGCAGCTCCTAATGTTGTGGCTGTATTTACAACCCTTACTTCAATTGATTCCAATGAGTGATCGCTTTGACTACCAGCAGATCTTGAATAGCTGGAGCGTGACCAAGGAGCAGCAAAAAGCTGACTTTATGGAACACATGTACAACTGCTCTGGCAGGCAGTATCCCCACCATCCTATGCACGGTCTTTACACGGGTTTGTGGCAAGACTTCTGCATTAAAGAAGCTGGGCCAGTAATGAGGGATCGGTATTTTGAAATGCTTGAGGCTGTTCGTCTTTATGAAGAAAAGCAACTTCAACAAGTAAATCCGAATGAAGTGACAATCGCTGCTTGATTCTTCCGTAAAATCCACTATGCTTTGGGGGTAAGCCACAACGTGGCATGCCCCTTTTTTATTTATGTCAAATCAAAAAGAACCTCAAGACACTATCAAAGAATGGCAAGAGTGGTACCGAAATCATCGTGTTGTAGCAGAAATGGATGAGCCTTTAGTTTCCAAGGAATCCAGAGAAAACTTACACGATACCAGTAATGCAATAAGTGAAATGCCAAATTGGCGTGAATTCTTTAAAGAAATATTAAATGAAACTGAAGAAAAAGAACCAACGCCTCGTGTAAGTAACAGTGTTTATGTCAACAAAGCTATTGAACATTTTGCAGATACAATTGCAGAGTTTCAAAACGAAATGACCGGAGAAGAATTATATGTTTGTTTTGTAGAAGCTGCGCGAGAAAACTTAGCTTATGCAACGGCTGAGTACGATCGCGCCAAAGACCTTTTTGATCTTGCCAACAACAAAAAACATGTCAAGTACTAAGACGTATCCAACGTGGATCTGCGAAGAAATTACCAAGTGATAAACTAAAACTATCGCTGTAAAAGTATGTATACCCCCGGTCCTCAACTGGTACAAGAGCTGCAAACCCCTCCCCTTCAAGCGGTGCCTCAGGCACAAGAGAAGCCCAAAGCCCCTGCTAAATCAAAGAATGGTGATGTCGGGGCCTTCATTCAACAGTGCATCTCCCTCGCCTCCTATATCAAGGAACTTCAGACACAAGCCCATCTCATTCACCTGAACTACGAGGGGTCTAACTTCCTCGGGGTGCATGGGTTCCTTAAAGACCAATACGAGGCTCATCAGGATCAGTTTGATAAGTTGGGGGAATTCATTCGGTCGATGGATTATCTTCTTCCAATGTGCGCCAAGGGATTAGCCGATGCTGGGCCTGGAATTCAGCATGTTACCAGCTACAAGGGAAATGATCAGCTCGCTGTGTACTATAAAAACTTAGAAGAATTTGGAATGAAGACCAAAAAACTGGAGCCTATTGCTGCCAAAGTTGGTGCTATTGATATTCAAAATTACATGGCAGAGTTGTGTGGTGAAGCGTTTAAAGCAGCATGGATGATTAAAGCCTCTCTTAGGAATGGGTAATGGGAGAATTGTTTCAACAATTTTTAAACCGCGCAAAGCGTGGTTATGGTCAGATAGATAAAAATGTTTTTGGTGGTTTGCTGCCAGGGGGCGCAGCTACTCCTATTGGAGCCGCGTTTCAAGGTGTTACTTTTCCA